TATCACGTGCTTCGACTTCAACTTCTTTTTTGGCAGTTTTATTACCAGTTGCTTCTACAATACGTTCCTTGACAATCTTTGTAGATTTGTCAGCTCCGGTATTCAACACTGCTGGTAAATACTTATCGAAAGTGGCTTGCAACTTAGTTGTTTGCACACCTTCTAGTAAGCTCTGCATTACAGCGGCCTTTTCTTCGTTTAGAGTAGACAATAGTTGACCCATTGCTTTCTCACGATTAACAGACTCTTTAATAATGCGAACTTCACGTTCCTTACTTTCAACTAACTGTGCAGTTTGGTTTACTTGTTGTTTAGCTTCTGCTAGTTGAGATTCTTTCTCAGCTAATTTTGCTACTAGTTTGCGAGTTTCAGATTTCTCATTTAAATGAGTAACGCTGAATTCACCTGCAAATGCTTCAAATAGTCGGCGACCAAAATTGTTCTCACGAGCAACTTTAATGTCTTCCTTCAATTGAGATAATTCACCCTTTAGATGAGATGAGACTACTGTATTCAATCTCTTAGCACTTTCAGCCACAAAACGTGACTTCAATGATTCAAGTTGTTTACGACCTTCTGCAACTAACTTAACCTTAGCTTCAACTACAGCTTTCTTGTCTTGTGAGAATTCTTTAATCTCACGTGATAAAGCGTGAACAACGAATTGTTCTAACTTCTCTTGACTTTCTTTCTGAATCTTACGATCACTGCGTAGTTCTTTGATTTCTTCAGCTAGTTTAGTAACCATAAAATCATTGAATTTTGTTGCGGATTCACGTAATTTGTTTTGTGCTCTTACACGGTCTTCGTTCATTGCAATCTTTTCAGCACGAAATTCTTCAATTTCTTCTGATAGACTGTCTGTAACCATCTTATCAAGGGCTTCAACCATTACGACTCTATCGTGTTCGTAACGTTGTGCAAATTCTTCACGTAATTCTGCACGTACTTGTTCTCGGGCTTCATTTAATTTTGTTTCCCAAGCTTCGTTAAGAGCTTGACCAACATCCTCATTGATTAGTCCACCGTCAAGTAATGGTTTGATAGCATCAAACATGCTTATTCCCCTTTATTTGATTTTCAAGTCTTTGATGAGGCGCATTACTTCCTCTTTCAAATACTTTTCTACTTTTTTGTCGGTCTGAGCATCTTTTGCAATATCAAGCGTTCTATGACCATGACGCATATTCATCATGCCTTCATAGATTGCTTTAGGATATGCATTGGGAGCACTCGGTTGAGCGACAATATCCACAGTGACTATTTCAAAGTCACTGACATGGCCATTCATGTCGTTCACGTTACCGCTACCTCGACTTGATACACCTAGTTTGACACCACTCTCCAACATAGTAGACACTAACTGTCCCATTGGAGTTGGTAAAATCTTTAGTTTTCCGAAGCCGTTTGCGCCGTCCATCCACATAGATGTAATCATGTGTGACACACGGTCTAGGTTGATTTTTAAATCATCCGGGTGATCGACTTCGCCTAAGACTGAATAGCCTTCTGAGACTTGTTTGTTAAGAGTTTCAACAGCATTAGTAATTTCGGAAACGGGGTAAACACGCTCATTTGCGTTCTTTACCCCGCCCTGAATGAAAATCCCCTTCATATAAAGGGATTTTTCTTTGCCTTCACCTGACGACTCAACGACCATGCTAGCACGGTCGAATGTCAGATGTTCTTTGAGATACAAAGCCATTCTCTCAGATCCTATTAGATACGTCTTTTAGCTGGAGTATTACGTGACTCAGCTACTGGGCTACGTACTTTACCTGCTTCGTCTTTAGTTACTGGCTTAGGTGTAGATTCACCTTTTTCACTAAAGTTGTTCTGAGCAGGAGCATTCTTAAATGATCCAGCACCTTTTACAGACGTTTCACCTTTTGTATAAGCATTGCTTGGAGCTTTTGGGCTTGTAGGAACAGACTCAGATGCACCAGAGAATTTAACTGGCTTAGAATCCATACCAGCTTGACCGCTGTTTACTAAGCTTGGGCTCTTTGTTTGAGCGCCATTGTCACCCATTTGACCATACTTGTTATAAGTTGAGCCGCCGATTTGTTTCATTTGTACGGCTTCCATCATAGCTTCTTCAGCGCCTTCTTCTTCACCAGCACCAAAGTCGGCCATGCCTTCTTCTTCACCAGCTTCAAAATCGTCAGCACCTTCGTCAGCGTCACCGCCCATGATGTCTTCAAACTCAGCCATTAGCTGGTCTAATTTATCTTCTAGGTCAACAACACGGTCTTCTAGACCGCCTTCTTCACCTTCATCGCCTAGTTCTAGCTCAACTTCTTCACCGTCTTCGTCACCGTCATCAAATTCGATATCGGCTTCGTCATCTTCAGTCATGCCACCGGCTTCTTCAGCATTGATCTCGTCTAGTAGATCACCTACTTGACCGCCCATGCCTTCACCCATTTCATCATCCATCATTCCTTCATAGATTTCGCGGGATTTTTCAACCACGATATCATGGAACAATGCACGTGCTTGTTCTTCGTTCTCATTAATGATTAAATTAATAAGTTGTTCAAATTTTTTGTTATCCATTGTTTGTTTCTCCTAAATAGAATGGCTTTGTAGAATTATTTAGTGTGTATCATGGAAAACAGCACAATAAGTGCTGTTTTTTTACGTTTTCGTTCAGAATAACATTTTTACTGTTAAACTGTAGGAGTTTCTGCTCCGGCGGCGGCTGCAGCCGCACCGTATTGCTCATGAACTTTCTTCATATACTTCTGTTTTTCGTAGTTACGAACATCTAACATCTTTCTTAACTTACGAATTTGTTTTAATGTTAGTTTTGTTTTACGGGATTCACGCCACTTAGGCTTGCTGTTATCAGACTCTAAATCTTGATAACCTTGAATTGCCGCATCAAACATTTCAAATAATTTCATATTACTATTTATCTTTTTACATGCCATTACCAGCAGGTGCGGGTGTTCCACCTGCCATGCCACCTGTTGCCGCATCGCCTACTGGTCCTGCTACACCACCATCGGGCATTGCTCCTTCTTCAGGTGGAGCTTCCATATCGGCTGCGGTTTGTTCATCTGTTTCTAAGTCTCCAACAGATACACCCACACTACGTAAGTCTGAGCCTGCAGGATCGTTATCAGATTCTTTGTTATTTTCTTCACGCCACATAGTTTCGTTCTTAGAAATTTCTTCTTCAGTAAGACCTAAGAAACGCTCTAGTGCAAAGCGTTTAGAGATATATGGATACTGTTCAATAGCAGTGAAAGAACTGATACGTGCGGTATCCAACTCACTTTGACGATAAGCCGCAAAGTTTTGCGGTGGATTGAATGTTAATTGGAATAGTCCTGAATCAATATTGAAGCCTCTCCAACGCAAGAATAATTTGAATTCTTCGTCTAACTTCATTGCCATATAGCTTTGAAGACGTTCGCAATATTGATTGAAACGGAACTCTTGAATCATCGCAGTACCAACACGACCGTCACTCAATGGAGTTGTGTTATCATCTGGACCTGTAGGAAGATAGCTACTTGGTACTCGCAAACCACGAGCTAACCTATTGTTGAAGTAGCGCAAGTCATCAATCTCACCTAAGTTTTGTCCACCGGGTAGTACCTCAACACTTGATCCTCTGCCATCAGCAGTGACGGGGAAGAAGTAATCTTCGTTCATTGATAATGGGTTGTATGAAGCATCTACTACAGATGATCCACCATATACACTAGGAATTCTACGTTGGTGAATTTCGTTTTTAATACGCTCAACGAAAGCCATAGCCATGTGACTTGGCATGTTACCAACGTCAATCTTGAACATTCTACGTTCAGGCGCACGTTGTACACGATAGATAAGAACCGCATCTTCTAGTAATTCTTTTTGCTTATAAACTTTAAAGATGTTTTCTAGTACACTCTGACCAAAGGGCCAGAAACGATCCAGACCTTCTGTCAAACTTAGATGGACTACATGTTTAGCATCTATGGCTGACTCGCTCTGGCCCAAAGTGAATCGACTACCTGTTGTGTTATAGGGCATACTTGGTGCAGTATATCCACCGCTACCACCTGTACCGCCGCCACCTGTACCACCTAAACCTGTTGCAGGGTTAGCCGCAAAGTCTGTGTTGGTCTTTTGAGCCGCAGATAAGTTTTGTAAGTTAATGTTAATGTCTTTGATAACATACTGTTCGGGCTTCTTGCCTTCACTTTCATTAACAATAACTTTGATAATCTTAGTCATGTCAATCCAGTACAACTTAAAGTTCTCTGGATCTCTTACAAATACTTGATCTCCAAATTTGATAGTGTTTCTAAAAATCTTAAAAACTCTTGTATCAAACTCGTTTAGTTTACACCACTGTTGTAATTGTGTTTTCAATAATTCAACTTCGTGTTGAGTAGGTTCTTCTTTGAATTCAAATGCAAACGGTGTTTTGTTGTGTTCATTTTTCTGAGTACTGAACTCAGAGATAATATCTAAGCAAGCGTTAATTTCTGCATCAACGTCCATCATTTCATATTGATTGTATCGTTCGATACGGTTTGGGTGACCTGTATATACTTCTGGTAATCTACTTCCATAGTTCTTGTACCCAAATTGGTCATTGTTCCAACCGCCGGTTGGTGACCCATTTTGTCCTGGACTACCATTCCATGCATCAGCATTACTGTTGCCACCTGAGATTGGACTGGATATACCACTTCTGTTTAGAAAACGTTTTTTATATGTCATAGCGTAGTATTTAGCGTTAAGCTTTAGAATACTTTAATAACTGCTCTTGGGTGCTATGACTATCACTTAGTTTATCTATCATATCATCCATCTTTTCTTCCATCATTTCCATCAGTTTTGCAAGCATATCTACTGTAGCGGTGTCACCAGATTGCATGTTATTAGTGTTTTGTTGATTAAAAACAGAAGATAGCTCTTGTTTATCTACGTTGTTTTTCCCGTCAAACATCTTAGATACATCAGGAGTAGGAATAACCATTTCTCTACCATGCAGAGTAACATCATATCCTGAATTTGGCCCGCTAAACAATCCACCGTTACGAGCTTGGAAGTGAACCGGATCATTAGGGACTTTTTGTGACAATCCCTGTTTGTTAAATGCGGCGACAGCAGCCGGATCGTTGTAATTTTGTATGTCAACTGCTTGTCCCTTTTCGTGCAAACTACGACCGGGTTTACCAACTGGCATGCCAGTTTTGCCACGTGCAACCCAGTCATCATACAATCGTTGCTGATCTGCTGGATCTCTCTTAGCACTATTGAGTTGTATAATTTTACCAGTACTTGCCTTATACTCCTCAGCAGCATTAAGAACAGCATTTTTAATACCACCATCCAATGCGTCAAATGATTCTTTACTACCGGATCTAGCTGTGAATTTTATTACATCTTCAGGTTTAATCTTGCTAGTTGAATCGGTGGAGCCGTCCGGTGCCTGCGGGGATAAGGTTGGAGGTGACGATCCTGCTTTACCACCACCGCTACTAGATGGAGCAGTAGCTTTACCACCTCCACCGCCACCAGATGGTGCGGCTGCGCCACCACCTCCGGAGCCACCACCTCCGGAGCCACCACCTCCACTAAGTCTAGCATAAATTTGTTCTAGACGTTTTGCTTTATCTTCAGGTGATCCTGGTTGATCTTTAGATGTAGCAATGTTTGACAAGTCATTAATAGCTTGTGTCAAATCTTCCATTGCTTTCTTATTTGACAAATATGTTTTGTTTAATGTGTCAGTTGCTTTTGTTGAATCTTTAGTGACTTCAGCTTTTTTGTCTTCTATTGCTTTCTTCTCAGAAGGTGTTCCTGTTTCTTTTAATGCTTCACCAGTTACTTTACCAACTTTCTCACCAACAACTTCACCACCTTTACTACCCAACCAACCACCGACTGCGGCTCCTAATAAGCCACCAATAACGGTACCGACAACCGGAACAACTGAACCAATTGCAGCACCTGCGGCTGCGCCGCCCCATGCGCCGGCTGCTCCGCCGGCGGCACTACCTAAGCCTGAACCAACTGCTTCTGATTTTTTGACTGTACCTTCTGCTTTTGTTAATTCACCTGATTTAACTCTTTCATCTACATCTTTAGCACCTTCGTAGGCACTATGTAATCCCATACCAACTGACACCACTGCTCCGGCTGGTCCTGCAATCTTGCCTAATCCTGCGGCACCTTTACCTAATGTCCCTACCATGCCGGCGCCTTTAGTTGCAGTCGCGCCTGCTTTAACAAATCTACCATCCGGTCCACGTGGCGCCGGTGTCTTGCCTTTTCCTCCGGCTTTTCCTTTACCTTCGCCGCCACCTATTTTACCCAATAGAGATTTGCCTGCCATAACACCCAAGGCTAGTGCGGCTGCGGCTGCGGCTGCTGCTAATGCAGTGGCTGCAATTGTTGTAGCATTAAATCCATTTAGCAACGGGTTCATTGATGCTACTAGTTCATCAACTTTAACCCTTGCTTTGATTTCCATCTCAGTAAGTTCGTTTCTTGCTTTCTGAGCCGGATCTGTAGCGGCTACACCACCTGCAGTTGAGGCTCCGGCTGCTGCACCCTTCGTTCTATTAGTAGCTTCTTGGTTAGCTTTGTTTTCATCACGTTCAGCAAACTTACCTGTTTCTTGTAACGACTCTTTACCTAAGAAAAACTTTTTACCTAAGTCTTCGCCACCGTACTGTAATGCTGTCCCTAATTGTCCTAATTTTTCAGATTGCTTTTCTTTAACAGTCTGTGTAAATGCGGCAGCGCCGGCTCTAGCTTCTTCTTCTGACTTACCTTTGTAACCCTTTTGTACTTGATCTGGGGTTACGCCTAGTGCTGCCAATCCTGCAGTACTAGAATCATATGAACCGGTTCTTGCTACTTTACCTACTTGTAATCCAGCTTCTTTACCTAATTGGTTAGTTACTTGGGTGATGTATGCTTTTCTAGCCTTCTGTTCTTTTTCTAAACTATCAGCTTCTTCTTTTCTACCTTCAGCTTTTAACTTACGAATCTTATCATCTTCAATACGAGTAGCAACAATTTCCTCATACTCAAGCATGGCTGCATTTTGCTCACCTTGCAATTGATCTGCACTCTTACCGGTTAGTGCTGATAATCTAGATAAGTTTTCTGCGTATTCTAATGATTGCTTTCTTAGTTTGTCTCCGGATTTAGCGTCTGATGCTAAAGACTTACCTGACATTTCTTGTAATTTTACGTAGTCAGCTTGACGAGCCATCAATTCTTCTTGACTGACACCCAATCGTTGAAATGCTTGACGCTGTTCTGAGGTAACAGCAGTCATCTTACCAAACGCTACAATACCTTCACCAAGTGTACTACCCAAACCACCCATACCTGTGTTGGCTTTAGCGGCAGCTTTCGTCATTACTTCTAAGTTAGCGGCAGTGAGACCAGCTTTATGGCCCATATCTAAAACTTGTTTAGCAGTTAGTGCTCCTGCACCGCCTAGCTTACTAAAATTATCTGTAGCTTTTAGTACATCATCAGCTTGTTTGGTTGCCATTTCAGCAACTATAGACATACCTTTAATTACACCGCCTAATACTGTACCTAATATACCAAAGTTTTTACCTAGACTCCAAGCCGCATCACCTGCATTCTTTATCGCATTGTTGTACTTCTCAAAACCATCTTTACCTGACAATACTGCACTTGTCATTGATGTCAATGCGGTGGTACTTGATGTTGCCGCTTTAGAGAAATTAGCCATGGCTTCAGCGTATTTCTTAGCCATTTCTGTATTAATCTTTTCTGCTTCGGTGTTTTCGTCTACTCCTTTTTGCAGATTCTTCAACGACTTTGCGGCTTGCTCAGCGGTTATCGTTGAGTCCTTCATTGACTTGCCTACGCCTGTCATGTTACCCATCATAGCCAACATGGCGGCGGCCAACTGCTCGTTTCGTTCAGCCATTTGACGCATTGAATCGTCTAGTTTGCGAACCGTTTCGTTCAGATTGTCCATATTTTCATTATTTTCAGCCATGTATTTTTACCCACTAAATATGTTTTATAATGTATTTAGTATTGGGCTAACTACGACTTTTTAACACAAGGACAATAAATGGCAATTTCAAATAACCCCCTAAGACAGTATTTCCGCAGACCTGCGATTTATCTAAAACTACCTAGTGGCGGTGTAGGATACAAACCCGGAGTGATAGATTTACCTGAAACCGGTGATCTACCCGTGTACCCGATGACTGCGATTGATGAAATCACTGCTAGAACACCTGATGCATTGTTCAACGGAACTGCAATGGCTGAACTTATTAAGAGTTGCATACCTGATATTAAAGATCCTTGGGCTGTTAGCAGTACAGACTTTGATGCTATCTTAGTTGGTATCAAAGCCGCAACTAATGGCAATAGCATGGACATCACTACTATATGCCCTGAATGCAAAGAAGTCGCTGACTACGGTGTCAACTTAGTTGGACTGTTAACCGGACTGAAGGCCGCTGATTATAATGAAGTCATACAAATAAATGAGTTAGAAGTCAAGTTCAGACCTCTTACGTACAGAGAAATGAATCAGGCTGCTCTTGGTCAATTTGATGCGCAACGTACATTCCAATCTATCGAATATGAAGAAGACATGGAAGTACGTAATAAAAAGACTCAGGAAGCTGTAAGAACTATTACTGAACTAACGATGAAGATTCTAGCTCAAGCAATTGAGTATATCAAAACACCTACAGTAGTTGTAACAGAGTACGATTACTTGCTTGACTTCCTAACACATTGCGATAAAAACATGTATGTAACATTGCGTGACCATAATACAAAATTGAGAGAAAGCACTCAAATTAAACCATTAAAGTTGAAGTGCATCCATTGTCAACATGATTACGAACAAATCTTTACGTTAAACACATCTGATTTTTTCGCATGAGGCTTCTACGCCTTGACCCCGGAGGCGTACAGAAGCTGTTAGACGAAATGGAAAAAGATTGCAGTGATATAAAGAAGAATGCATTGAGTTTAGCGTGGTACATGAGGGGTGGTATATCCTATGAGGATGCACTCAATATGTCCATGGATGAACGAATTCATATTAATGAATTGATTGAGAGTAATTTGGATATTACTAAGAAGTCACAGTTACCATTCTTCTAACCGTAATATGTCATTTATCTTACCGGGTTTCATTTAGAGATGAACTTCGTTCATCTAACTCATTCGTGCTTTGCACTCATTCGTTATTTCTTACGGTTAATCAATCTATCTCTATACGGGATATGATTGCCGCTTAGAAGCCATGGTAGTGCTATTAAGCACTACCAATGGTAAAGGGAATATGCCATGCCCGTCATCCTTTGTTATCTTTTCCCCGTCTAATTAGCTATTTGATGCTATTAAACGCTACCGGTTACACTGTAAAGTTTATGGGACTGTAGTGAAGCTGTCAAGTTTTGATGTTGATTCTTCTGTAACGCACATTCTATATCGCAAAGATAAAGTAGATATAGACTTGTTAGAGGTTCGCTTTTCCGATTGCCTCTTCGGTATTCCATGACTATCGCTAATCATGCTTACTCCAGATCCGTCAGCACAGCACAATCTGTACAAACTCAAGGAGGTCCTGCAGCCAGGACAACAAATTTTTATATTAAATTAATTGATTTGAGGGATTTGTATTGGGGTTGTTGTAAAGGTAATAGTTGACGTGGTGTCTGTTTTGCCCGAATATAGTTTGAGAAGGTCTCTGTTGTGTTTAAAGAAGTCATTAAACTCAATGATTAGCCAATCACCAAGTTTACTTGAAGAATAATACATAAAGTTATCAGTTTTCCAAGTAGCGCCGCATTGCACAGCGACATAACGACCTTTGCGGTTAAACTTCATGAACAATAGATTTATATCGCCTTCTTCGGCAACATCCATCAACTGTTCAATCCAAGTATTTAACTGCTTACACTCGCCTGTAAGTACTAAGTGAAAAGGAAAATCAGCATAAAACTTGCACTCAATGTTCATTTTACTGAAACTTTGACCGGGTACAATGTCACCCTTGAAAGAGCGAATTTGACCTTCATGCAAGAATTCTGTACGTGATTGATTCTTTCCACCCACATAAGCTCCAGATCCAGGCGCACGAATAAAACTCTCTCCGTAAATATCAGAAAGAAATTTTGCGACTTCTCGCTCGAAACCTGAACCTTTTGCTTTTTGTGGACTTGTCATAGTAATACTTATCACTTGGGAGTAGCGTCTTTAATTTTCCATTGCTTTTCAAAATTTATCATGTTGCTAGGATTATTAATGGTACTGTCATCACATAATCTATAACAAGGTGCGAATGGTTTATCAGTGTTCCATGAATCTGTTATTGTTTTGAAATTGGGAGATTTTATAGCTTCTCTAATTTCCGCAGTGAGCGTTGGTCCACCATCATACATGTAACAACACGGTAATATGTCACCATTAGAAGTAACAAATATACTCTTTTCAGTTAATACTCTACATTTAATCATTGATATTCGATTCCTTTTGGTGGCTTGAATGTTTCACGCAAGTGCATGAAGATAGGTTTTTTCATGCGACTACTGACTTTAGTTCGGAACCCTATGAACCCCATGTCAATTGCTAACTTTCTAGCTTCCTCAACTTGGTGTTCATTATATTCGAACACCAAGTATTCCCAATGTGCTCTGCCGCCCGCGGCAATAAATGCAGAGGCATTTTTCATTATCTTTTCAAAGTCAGTGTTTACACGATGTATATGGTTTGTGTCTTTTAATCCATCAATACCAAAATAACATTCATCGCCTAGTTTAGATAGTACGCTACCTAGTTCTGTCCACCAAGATGTATTACGTAACCCACCGTTTGTATGTATACCTAATCTGATATTATCATTTACATGTCTAAAGTATTTAAATATGTCGATGCACTCGGGTGCCGCCGCCGGGTCTCCGTAATTGCCGCACATCCACATATATTCTAGATTACTAATAAACTGGTCATTAAACAATTGTTTTATTTTTTCTAGTGATAATGATTTTGGGTCAGTAGCTTTATTAAACTTTGGATCAATTTCTCTCCCGCACATAGGACAAGCCGCGTTACAAACACTACTTGTTTCTAGATGCAGGGATTTAATACTATCAAGTTCGAACATCTGATATCTCGCTATCATTGCTATATGAAGTAAAGCCGTTTTCTTTGATAACCTTGAGAACGTTTGGTACACGACCTGCTAGTTCTTCACGGTGTGACACAAGCCAAATTGACTTATGACGACGGCGACTCATATCTTTGAGAATTGCTAGACTGTTCTCAACACCCATAGTGTCAAGACCACTGTCAATCAACTCGTCAATGAACAATGTGTTAACCGGAGCATACAAGTTCTCCCATACATCACGGAAAGCAAAACTCAGTCCCAAGATCAAACGATTACGTTCACCGCGACTCAAGTTGTCAAAGTCAAGTTCACGACCTAACTCAGTGATTTCAACTGTCAAGTCGTTCTTAAATACGACATTATGAGGCAAGCCAATCTTATCTAAGTAATGCGTCAGTCGTGCGTTCAAGTAACTCAAGTTCTGGTCAATAATCTTCTTACGAACGAAACTGTCTTTACTAGTTAACAAGTCTAGTAAGAACTTTTGATGTTCCATTGCTTTTGTGATATTGTTAATCGTATCAAAATTTATTTCTTGCAGAGCTTGTGCTTCCATTTCAAGAATCTGCTCTTGATACGGATCAGTTTCCTGCGCTTTGTTCTCAATCTGTGATAATAGATTTGATATCTTAGTCCTGTGCTCCACTGCTTGGGCTTCGGTATCGTAATGAGTAGATGGCTTACTACCCAAAGTGACGCTAGGCGTGTCAAAAAGTTGTTCACTAAAGGGGTTATTCTCGCTGGATTTTTCGTCAATCTGCTTTTTGATGTTATCAATCTCCGTTGACTGACGTACTGCTTCAACCTCTGTCTTATAATGTGTAACAGGTTTATCTCCTACAACGATTGGATTAGCAACAAGTTCATCTAACTGAAAACGCAAATCATCCAAATGACTCTTGCTTGTATTCCACAATTCAATCTTGCTGTTTAGAACACTAGTATGTTGGTCATCATGGAAATCTTGTCCACATGCATAGCATTTATGTTCTTTAAGTGTATCAACTTCTTGGGTTAACTTATTGTAGTTCTTACTTTCTTTAGTAATATCTTTACGTAAACTATCAACCTTACTGTCGTGCGCAGTCTTTAGTTGAACTTGTTGGTTATGCACAGCCAAATCAGTGTGAGCTTGTAGTTCATGAACAAAGTCAATATGGCTCAACTCATCCATTTTAAGTTTGAGTGTAGCAATGTCTTTGTCTTGTTTTTGCATCCAAGCTGTTTGTCTAGCAATCAATGCATCGTATGCCTCTTGCTGTTGCTTTTGTGAGTTCCAAACCACTAAGTCTTTGTGAGCCTGTAGTTCAGTATCAATGTCAACTTTACTCAACTCGTCATACTCAGTGGCAATGAAAGACAAGTCTTCATCATGCTTTCGTTGCCACAGTGTTTGTCTTCTTCTAACACTATCGATCTGTTCTTTGACTCGCTTGTTAGCTTCTTCAACTGCTTTGATTCTAAATTCTTCTTGTTGGATATCATCCTTGCTTTGACGGATCAAGTCTTTAACTACTTCTGCTTTCTCACTCAATAAAGTGATACCCAAAAGTTGTTCAATGATATCTTTTTGCTCGTTGTTTTTTAGTGCAAGGAATGGTTCGGAATAAGTGTTCAACACAACAATGTGTTTGAACATTTCGGGACTCATATTCAACACACGCTCAATTGCCGCTTGTGTTTCTTTGTTCTCACCCTGTTGGTCTTCAGTAGCTTTCTGTTGAACATCGTTTACATAAAACTTCAATACGTTGGGCTTACGACCACGCTCAATCTTGTACTCAGTGCCGTTAACGTTAAACTCTAATGTAACTAACATGCCCTTACCATTTGTACGATTAACTAAATTATCTTTACGAATAGAGTTAATGGGCACACCAAACAAGGCATAGGATAGACCTTGAATCAACGTAGTTTTACCAGTACCATTACGAGCACCATCACCTCCTAAGTCTAAATTCTCACCTAGAATAAGTGTAATGTCTTTCTTGTCAAAGTCAACTGCTTGTGTTACGTTACCGATAGATAGGAAGTTGCGTAGTGTAATATTCTTTATAGTTATCATAGGTTGTTATAGATGTCCAATAGTACTTTTTTGTCAAAGTTTTTACTTTCAATAGCGTTGATTTGGTCAATGACGATTTGGTCAACTGACTCAAACTTAAGACCATCACTGTTCTGACCCTGCTCAATAGCCTCACCCTTTATAGGGATCAATGTCATTTCACGTAGTTTGTATTCGGGGATGAATGTTTCACGTAGGAAGTTAGCTTCCTCATATGAAATATCAATGTCAAGATGTACTCTAACATGACTGTCAATTAATAGATAGCCTTCCGGGTTCTCTAATATTTCACTCAGTTTGTGTACACGATAGATAGGTTGTCTAGGCCATGACTTGAATTCAGGTTCTTTGTCCCACTCTAAAATCATCATGCCACGTGCATCATCACCTGCATCAGCATAGTTATGTGGGAACGCATTACCTACGTACCAAATGTTCTTTCTACTTTGACGTTTGTGAAAATGCCCACTGAACACTTTTTCGAAACCAGTCATGTGTTCTTCACTGATTTCTCCGTGATCGGGCATCTCTACCATAGCGTTCATATAGAAGCGTGGTAACTCAAGATGACCAAACAAATACTTGCCCTTCATCTTCTGTAGCTTTTTGTAATCCTCTGATACAAGCCAGGGTGCGATAACTACTTGTCCTTCTTGGAAGAAGTCATTGATGACCTGTACGTTCGGTAGATGTTTAGCCCATTCCACACTGTGGATATCCCTGCGATCACGATAATAAAGATCGTGATTGCCTGGAATAAAATATACCCGATTGAAGTTAGCATTTAATTTCTCCAGTGCTTGTAGACCAAATTGCAAAGTCTGAATATTTATACTCGCACGGTGATGATTATAATCACCTAAGAAGAAGCAAGTTTCACATCCCTCTTTCTTTGCAGTTTCAATAAACCAATCTACGAAATTGGCACAGTCTTGATTGTGTTGTAAGCTGTTACTCTTTAGACCAAAGTGAATGTCTGTGAATACAGCGGCTTTTTTGAAAAGATTACTCATATGTTGATTATAAAGGAAGAGGGAGTGCAATGCAACTCCCTTGGTTAAATTGATTATTCTTCGTATGAAACAGAACTGGATCCAGATCCTTGTCTAGACCAACTTGGGTTTAGGCCGTTTAGTTCTAAGATATCATCACGTATGTTTTGATTGCGCTTTTCAGTGTTAAGAACACGACAGAAACTGTTAGTGATAGCGGCTGTATAGTAAGCGAAAGGGTTAGCTGATTTCGCTTCATTGAATCGCAAACCAACATAGGTTAGTTGTAGAATCGCCGAATTACGCATTTCATCGTTGTATGTGTACCCGCGCCAATTATACTTCATTGCATATTTTTCGCACATCATAATGTACATTCGGGCTAATTTGTTTGTAACTTGACCGTGATCTTTGCTGAACTCACCGGTTTCTAAATCACCTTTCCAATGACTTTTACCAATACAACGTGCAGTATTAGTGTCATCAAATCTATAGTGTTGAAAAGGTGGGAAGTTTACTTTGACATGAACCATGTCATCAACATCAGCTTTGATAGGAGCCGCATCTTCTAAGTCAGCAAAAATAGCATCTGGATCTTCTTCGTCAAACTCAAAAATATCTTTTGCTGTTTTCTTTTTGACAGTTTTACGTGGTTGTTTTGGTGCGACCGGGACATGATCCCAAGTCATAACACGAAACACTAAATCAGTGATTGGAATAGACAACGGATCAATTGTGCCTTTAGTCAAGCCCTGTTCAATGTCCATTCTTAGTGCTCGGGTCTCACGTGCTAGCTGAATAGATTCTGTTTTTAATGCGTATGCTAAACTATTCTCTAGTGATTCTGTGGGCATATCTACGATGAAATCATACCTATGAAGTTCAGGAGCAATAAATGTACAGTATGTGTTTTTGCTATCGTGTATTTCTTTTAAAATGTCTTTGTTGTTTAAGTAATTGACAGGTTTTCTTGGGGCTGGTAATAGGGACATATTTCTCCGTTGTTATGTTGTATTAAGTATAGCATGATTGTTGCAGAAATGCAACGATTTGACGATTGAAAGGGTAAAAACAGCACTTTTATTTAGTGCTAAATATAAGTAAGGATAACAACATATTATGGCAACCGGATCATCAACGTCAAACCAATGGAAAGCTGCCGCGGCTGCGGCAGAAGATGCGGCCTACAAAGCTGATTTGGCAGCTTTTGCCGCAGAACAAAGTGTACTGGATGCAAAAGCTAATGTTTACAAAGCAAATCTTGCAATAGAATCAGCAAAGGCCCAAGGCAACGCTCAGGCTCTTGCCGCTGCAAACCAGCAATTACTAACCGCACAAAATTTGGTAGTGACTTCTACTGCAAACGCTAGTCAGGTTAGACAGCAATCAAACAATGCAAATGCGGCAGCCGAATCAGCGGCCGCAAAAGCCGCTGAAAATGCAAGTAGTCCATTATCAGAAACAACACCGCCGCCTGCTTCAGCTAGTCCAGGAAATCCTACATCATACCAATATGTCCCCGCAACAGTGACACCAGTGACCTCTCCATCACCCAGTGCGGCGAATGGATTCTCGGCGTCTTCAGTCACTACTTCTACTGTCAGTAGGTCACAGACTACTACTGTAGAAAATACAACAGGTGGAGGATCAGTAACGACTGTTTCTATCCCACCAATTCAAACTGAAAGAAGTAAAGAATTACTAGCCCAATCAAATATATATGCAAAAGAGCGTGACTTACTATCTCTTAATCCAGATACTCCGTTTGGCCAGCGAGCACTTGACAGGAAACTTAATTCCGGAGAAATTACACAGGAAGAATATAATCGTGTTAAGAATTTAACTGATGATGAACGCCAAGCTGCCCGAGAACAAGCTTTTAATAAATCTGCTGAATTAAGAAAACAATCATATGCTGCCGAAATTAACGTACCACCAACGGTAACAACAACACCAAATCAAAACACAACTGAAGTTACTGTAACGAATATTAAAACAGCAAATGTATCACAATCAACTACTATCAATGGAGAAGTATCTGGATATAATGTAACTACTGAAACTATTGACGGAGTAACTTATCAAGTAACTAACGATCCTAACGGTGCTGGAACTACGTATACTGCTGCCGATGGTACTACTGTAGATTTAGGAACTCCAGTTGAAAAAATAAATCCGGAACTAGTACCCAGCGGAGGTGGTAGTATCCCGTATGATGAATTGGGTAATTTGAACCCGGGCTGGGAACAAGATGAATTAGGTAACCCATATTATGTTGGCACTGACATGGTACCAAAGATTGCACCAGAACTAGTACCTAATGGTCCCACATCTGATCCATATGATGAAACTGGACAACTAAATCCTGGTTGGGGTCTAGACGAGGACAACAACCCGGTATGGGTTGGTGAAGGTTACATAGATGCAACTGGTGAAAATATTAGTGACCAAAAAACTGTACCAAACGGCCCTACTAGTGACCCGTACGATGAACTTGGTAACTTGAATCCTGGTTGGGGTCTAGACGAGGACAACAACCCGGTATGGGTTGGTGAAGGTTACATAGATGCAACTGGTGAAAATATCAGTGACCAAAAAACTATTCCAGTAGGTAGTATTCAAGGTCCTCCGTATGATGATGAAGGTAATCTCATGCCCGGATGGTCATTGGATGAAGATAACAATCCTGTATGGGTTGGTAATAATGCTGATGGAACTATATTTGTAGAGCCAGCAACACAAGCAAGTGCAGATGCATCTAGGGCAGCCGCACAAGGGTTAACAGCAAAGCAATTAAACACTAATTCTCAAGCAACACAGCAAGACGTTTCTAACTTTAAACAAAAGGAAGACTGGCGTGTACGTTTAAGTTTAGCACCAAGTGCAAATTACTTGTATAAAGTTCCCAAAGGTTCAGCAGGAATATTAGAACCACTTCAGGCGACAGACGGAGTCATATTCCCGTATACCCCTCAAATTCAAGTTAACTACGTAGCTAACTACGACCCAACCGATCTAACACATAGCAACTATAAGATATATCAATATAGAAACAGCGGAGTGGATTCAGTTTCTATTACGTGTGACTTTACTGCACAAGATACCTATGAAGCAAATTACTTATTAGCAGTTATACATTTCTTTAAAAGCGTCACTAAGATGTTCTATGGACAGGATCAAAATCCAAAACCAGGAACACCTCCGCCGCTATGTTATCTATCAGGATTGGGAGCATTTCAGTTCGACGCCCATCCATTAGCAATCACTAGTTTTAATTATAGCTTACCGTCTGATGTGGACTATATACGTGCAGGGGCAGTAACGGCTGGGGCAGGTGTAAACAGGGCGGCGTCTAATGTAGTAAATAACTCTCCTAATTCATCTAATACAAGATTGGGGACTTTGAGACCCGGGGGACAGGCACCCGCTCCGATATTCTCTACCCCACCGGGTACAGTAGATCCAACCTATGTACCTACAAAGATTCAAATGACTATCGGGGCAGTACCGGTAGTAACACGTAATGATATTAGTAATAATTTCAGTCTTGAAAAATATGCAACAGGTCAACTGTTGCGAGGAACTAAACACCAAGGCGGAGGAATTTGGTAATGGCAAATAACAGTTTATACCCAGCAACAAGCCCGTATTACAACACGGATGTTGTTTCAGGAAAGTTCTTAGATATAATGATCTATCGTCCTATACCTATGTTACCATCTGACATATATTATGAAGTAACACCAGTATATGAATACAGACCCGACTTACTAGCATATGACTTATATGGCAATTCTAAGTTATGGTGGGTATTCACTGCGAGAAATCCAAATAGATTGAAAGATCCTTACTTTGACTTTGTTACAGGCTTGGGGATTTATATTCCCAAAGCAGAAACTTTAAATCAAGTTTTAGGTTTATAAATGACAACACAAGCAGATATCCAAGTAGCCATTGATGCTTATCAAGAATTAATAAATGAAGTAACACCTACCATTGAAAATTTTAAAGCAAGAGCACAGGCGATTTTAGACAATCCTAATGATCCTGATGCTGAAGCTAAACTTGCGGCTATGACTGAAGAATACAAAGGTGTTCAAACTTCAGTAAACCCTCAAGGTACTTTGAATAATAATGCAGTGGTTAATGCGTTCAATGCTGCCTCTTCTGAAGATAGAATAGCAATGCGCCCGGCGGTTACCGCAGTTCAAGATGCATGGAAAGCCACTGTAGGTATAGCAGTAGAATACAAAGCTATAAAGAAGCAAGCAGAAGAAGCAGTTGCCACCGCAAAGAATCCTGAAAAGGATACTGATCCTGCACCCGCAGATCCAGGAGCACCCGGCAGCACAAACACAGACCAACAGAATAAAGAATATGCTAAATCAGGGTCAGCAGATGACGATTCTGGTAGCAATCAATCATCTACGAACGGTACAGGAACTACTGCTTCTAATAATGGATCAGGATCTAATAGCGGAACCACTACCGCTGGAAAATCTAGCACACCTGCTGCCAAGAAAAACGCCCCCAAGCCCGGGAGAAGATTACAAAATCCTTTAGGTGAATTCTCTAGTTACACTTATCAATTGACTTTATATATGATTACACCCGATGCGTATGATGCGTTCATTCAATCAGGTAGAAAAACGATTGATGTGTTAACTGGTGCAAACGCCGCCGGCAGTTCAGGTGGTGCGTACATCATTGCTCAGAGTGGTGGTATTAATAACAAATCTAGTAAACGTGCTCCTGGATTTGAGTTAGACTACTACATTGATGATTTGAAAATAGTGTCAAACACAAATGGTAAAGAAACGCAGACTTCATCTAACGTAAGTGAAATGAGCTTCAACATTTATGAACCATATGGTTTTTCATTCATCTCAAAATTAAAATTTGCAGCCGAAGAATTGCAGAAAAAAAGCAAGACTAAAAACTTTGAGGGGCTACAAAATCCTTCAAAACAGTTTTTTATATTAGGTGTTAGATTTCAAGGGTATGATAAAAACGGTAAAGTTATTAACGGCACTGAAACGTTTAGTAGTACAGGTGATGTGTTAGATCCTAACGCAACTAAGAACGGCGGAGTATTTCAAACATTCTATGATATTATGCTTACTGGCATCAAATTTAAAATTGATGGCAGAGCAACAACATACAACATAACTGCGGCATCATTGCCACCAACTACGGCTATGGGTATTAAACGTGGTAGGATTGACAGGGGCGCAACTATTGTAGCTAATACTGTTAGAGAAGCTATTGATGGTGAAGGTGAAGGGGTTGAAGGGTTATTAACAAAGCTTAACAAGACGCAACAAGATTCTTTGAAAAACAAATCAATTGAGATACCTAACGTATACAAAGTTAGATTCATTGGTAATAAAGAAGAACTTGGTTTTAAAGAATTAGAGACTGCAACTATCGTAAGTAAAGCCGACTTAGACAAGTCTAAGTGGCGAATGAGTAATATTAAAAATAGTACAGGTGTAAATGATAGTACATCCACTGCCGCAAAACCCGACAGTACAAAACGTCAAATTGTGTTCCCAAGTGACACCCCAATACTACAAGCAATAACACAAATTGTTGCGCAGAGTTCATACTTGGAAGACGCAATGAAAGTCGTGTATACTGATAGTTTACAACCGGACTCAGGCACAGATTCTGATGACGAACAAAAGCCAGATACTAACAAAACGATTCGTTGGTATAATCTCAGTTCTGAAGTAAAGTGTTTGGGTTGGGATAATAAAGTAGGCGACTTTGCGTTTGAAATTACTTATGTTATTCAACCATATGATACACCAGTAGTCATGAGTGCGTACACTAATGCGGCTGCAAAGTATTACGGCCCGCATAAACGTTATGAATACTGGTACACTGGAAAAAATTCTGAAATCATCAACTATGAGCAAACATTAAACAATGCATACTTCAACGTAGCTATCGCACCAACTGGTGATGGCACTAGTCAAGGTGGAGCAACTGATGTATCTACTGTTGCGAGTAAAAGACAAAATGAATCAAGGCTTGGTAAACCAGATGTGGGTATGGAAGCACAGAACTCATACATGACTAGTTTGTTTGATCCCGGCTCATATGCAGAAGCTAAAATTACAATATTAGGAGATCCTGACTTTTTAGTTCAAGAATCTCCGGGTAGCATCAACGATGTATACAATCAATTCTACGGTACTGACGGATACACTATTAATGCAAACGGTGGCCAAGTTTTTATTGAAATTAATTTCAAAGAAGCACAAGACTATAAAAACTCAACCGGGTTGTTAAGCATTAATGAATCAATATTATTCTGGAAGTATCCTAGTGCTATTCTAAAAGACATAGCTTCTAGAGGAGGCGGTGTGAGTTATTTGGTTATCAAAGTTACGAGCATATTTAAAGGTGGTAAGTTCACTCAGGATATAAATTGCAATATAAACACATTTGGCGGGACTACTGACGATGCACCGGCGGACAAAGCCGGGGGAAGAGAACCAGCAAAACCAGCCACACAAGCTTCAGCAAGAGCAGTTGATTCAGGATCAGCTACTAATTCTTCAGGATCAACTAATGAGGGTACCGGGTTGACACCAAGCCCCGCTACAACAGATGCGCAAGTTAATGGTAGCAGTGGTACAACAAATCCTGAACCACTAACCCCAACTGCGGCTACAACGTCTGAAGTTACTAGCCCTACCGGCGGAACATCTAATACCGCTCCACCTGCTCCACCTGCACCAGCCCCGTTCGTTCTACCTAATCCAACACCAACTGCAAGAACAACTTTTGCAGGAGCACGTATTAAAGCGTATCAATCAGGTACTAGTATTTTTGTGTCTGTATTTTTACCTAGCGGGCTAGAATTAACAAACGTAAACGGTTGGGGCCCTGCGCAATGGGATGCTCAAATAGAAAGAGCAAACCCACAAGATTTGTCTGCATTAACTAGTTTGAAAGCTAGTTACGATACTGTTATTACTCCGCTTGTAGATGATGTTAAGAAACAATTAGCAGAGAACGAAGCGGCAAGAACAGAATATAATAATAAAAAGAATGCAGTTGGCAGTGGTACTAATTCAGTACCAGTCAACAAAGCAGTAGTAGATGATGACGCTACTGGTGGATAATAACAACCGAGTAAGGTAAGAGAACATGGCAGAAGACTATTTTAAACCAAGAGGCAGAACAAAGGCAAGTGAACCAGATGCAGGTAATGCGGTTACACGTGAAGTTCCTGTTTTTGGTATTGTTAAGGACAATATTGATCCTACACGATCAGGTAGATTGCGTGTATACATATCTGACTTAGGCGGTGAAGACCCTGATGATTCTGATAGTTGGTCTACTGTTTCATACATGACTCCGTTCTATGGAAGAACTGAACCATCAGGAGGCGATACTGGTTACGGAGAGTTTACTTCTAATTCAAGTTCTTACGGTATGTGGAGTAGTCCACCTGATATAGGAACAACTGTTATTTGTTTGTTTGTTAACGGTGACCCTAATTATGGATTTTGGATTGGATGTGTACCTAAAGCAGAAGCATTGTATATGGTCCCTGCAATCGGTAGTAGTGACAAAGTAATTACTAACGCAGGAGAAGCCAACAGTTACGGTGGTGCAACTAGACTACCGGTAACAAACATGAACTCTAACAACTCTGATATATCAGATAGTCCTACTTTTTTGAATGAACCAAAACCTGTTCATAGTTATGTAGCATCTATTTTGAGTCAACAAGGCTTGATACGAGATCCAGTTCGCGGGACTATTAGTACCAGCGCACAACGAGAATCACCTTCACGTGTAGGGTGGGGAGTCAGTTCCCCCGGTCGCCCTATCTATGAAGGTGGGTACACTGATGAGTCTATAGCAAGCGCGGCAACATCTGGTTCAACCGGAGAAGATTTAAAAGTTATCGCCCGTAGAGGTGGCCACTCAATTGTAATGGATGACGGTGATCTTACAGGATCAGACCAATTAATCAGATTGCGTACTGCTTTAGGACATCAAATATTAATGAGTGATGATGGTCAATGTTTGTTTATTATACACAGTAATGGTCAGAGTTGGATTGAGTTAGGCAAAGAAGGTACTATCGACATGTACTCTACTAACTCAGTTAACATTAGAACTCAAGGTGACTTGAACCTACATGCAGATAACAATATAAACATAAACGCAACTAAACAATTAAACATTCAAGCAGAGTCTATAAACATAAACTCTGAAAAAGAAACTAGCCACAAAGTAGGAACAGACTATAGCGTATATACTAAGGGAAAAGAAACTCACAAAGTTGATGCGCAAATGAGTTTTGAATCCGGTAGTGATGCATCCTTTGCAAGTAAAAACCTTACTTATATCAATGGAAGCAAAGTAAATTTGAATACAGGCTCAACCGGTACTGTACCAAAAGTTGTTCCACCTATTCCAATTCAAGCACATACTGATACATTGTTTGATGCGATTAAAGGATATGCCGCAGCACCGGGTAAATTATTAAGCATAGTAAGTCGTGCTCCTGCTCATGCGCCTTGGGCCAATTGGGGACAGGGCGTGGATGTCAAAACTAGCACAAACGCAAGCTCAGAGTTACCTTCTCCACCTTCACCTGCAGTTGCAAAAACAAATGCCGCAGTCGCGGGTGCAGCGCCTGCAACAATAACAGCCGCTACATCAGCTACAGTACCTCCTGTGGCAGCAATAAGTGCAGCCATTGACAAAAACACAACAGCCGCAATGGTAGGAGCTGTAGCAAAATCTGCCGCAGAAGGTCCTGCTAAGGCTGCTGTGGCAGCAGGAGCAGGTATTGTTCAAACCGCACAAGGTGCAGTAGCCGCAGTAGGTAGTTTAGCACAGACTCCTAAGCAATTACAAGATGCAGGTATTATTAAACCAGGTGCAGCCGCATTAGTAAACTCATTAGTACAAGGTGGTGCAAATGTTACAGCCGCAATGACTAACAACTTATTCACTGGTAAGCCAGGTGCAGAGACATTAACTAAATTAGTTCAAAATACAGGAGCGCAAGTTCAAGCACAAGTTGAACTATTTCAAAAATCACAAACAGCACTTACCTCAGCCGGCGTGATGACAGGTAAAGAAGCTCCGGGAGCAGTAGCTGGTATGGTTATGGCAGGAGCACAAGTAGGGGTTAATGCTACAGTAGATGTAGTTAAGAATGTTGCTTCATCTGCCACTGCTGCCGTCACCGGAGTTACTAATGTGGTAAATGGGGCAGTAAATGGGGCAACAAGTGCGTTAAACGGGGCACTCTCTGGTGCAACTAATGCAGTAAACGGCGCAGCCAACGCAGTTGCAGGCGCAATCTCTACTGGTAATTTTGCTGCCGCACTAGCTACTACAACAGGTGGATTAGGAGCTATTGCAGGCGCATTATCTAGCGCCGCAAAAACTGCAGGCGCAGGAATAAGCGGACTACTAGATTCTGCTAAAGGTGTCGCAGGATCAGCTTTTGCCGCAGTTACCAGTGCGTTTAAACCATTGAAAGCCGGTATACCACAGAACTTAACTGCAATTGCAGAAGCAAACGCAAAGGAACTAAAAGCTAAAGCTGAAGGAATAGTATCATCCGTAACTAGCGCACCTGGGTCAATTACAGGTGCTTTGGGTACTGTTACTGGTGCACTGGGTACTGCAACTAATGCACTAGGAAGCGCAGTAAACGCTGCCGTAGGTAGTGCTACTGGAGGACTTACCGGTGCACTATCTAGTGCTACCGGATTGACAGGTGCATTGTCTACCGTAGCAGGAGCAGTGGGAAGTACAGTATCAAGTGTTGCTAACAGCGTATCTTCAGCAATATCAGGTGTCACTAAGGGGGTTACTACTGCATTACAAGGTGTAAGTAGTGGATTATCTGCTATCCCAGGTGGACAGAATGCAGTAGCATCAGTCGTTGATAATGCAAAGGGAATACTAAATGCAGTCCCGGGTACGGGAGCAATAACCGGGTTGATTAACACGGTGTCAACAGCGGCGACCAACGGTATATCAGCCGCGGCAAGTTTAGTTAGCGGTGCAGCCTCAATAACAGGTATAACCAGCGGGTTAACTACAGCCGCCGGCAGCCTAGGTGGGGCATTGACTGCGGCAACAGGGTCGTTGACTGGCGCACTTAGTGGTGGACTAGATGCATTGAAAAAGGGAGCTACTTCACTATCATCACTTGCTTTGTCAGGCTTGCCGCCAGGCTTGGGCTCTCAGCTATCTGCGGCTATGAATTCATTATCAGCTGGTGGATCGTTGCCTATTAAACTCCCAACAGTTGCGTCAAACACATTAGATAGAGGGGAACTTAACGCCCAGCTAACTAGTGTATTGGGTAATGCTAAAATTCCGATGCCTAACTTCACGGGCGGGCAAGCCAGCGCTAGTTTGCAGTTGACAAAGAAACAAACAGAATCATATGAGAAATATGATAAGGTTAAGAAAGATTTAGAAAAAGCACAAGATGAAATATTTGATTTGAAGAAGGCTTACTATAACGCTAAGAAAGATTTGCCTGCAGGCGATCCGGGTATTGAAACTGCAAGAGATGCATTGTATGCAAAAGAAGAACAACTAGTTGCAATTAGAAAAGAGCTACAAACGTTGGCTACAACAGCATAAATAAATTAAAGGATACATATGCCATCATATATTGGGTTCAGTACGATTAACGCTAACAAACCACAGTCAACTAACCTTGCAGGTGGTAGTTCAGGCGGGGCCGGCGGCATTATGCAACCAATCGTATATGGTAAAAAGTACAGATCGGTTGATGCACAATTAGTCATTCAAGATTTTATTAATGCATTGAATATTCCTCAAGGGCAAAAAGTAGGAAATCCAGCATATGGTACTACCCTATGGTCGTTTGTATTCGAACCTAACACTGCGGATGTACAGTTTCAATTAGAGAATGAAATCACTAGGGTTGCTAGTTTAGATCCTAGAATGATTCTCAACTCAGTTAAAGCATACCCACAAGAAAACGGGATTTTAATTGAAGTTGAATTAGCCATAACACCCTTCAACCAAGCACAATTTCTTAATGTGTTCTTCAGTAGTCAAACTAATACCGCAGCCGCTCAGTAACCCTTAAAAACCGGTGTTTTCAAGTATGATAAATACTTAAAAGAGAACACATCCCATGGCTACAAGTTCAAGACAATCAGCATTATTCGGCGTTAATGACTGGAAAGCGATTTATCAGACTTTCCGAGAAGCCGATTTCAGAAGCTACGACTATGAAACCCTTCGTAAAAGTTTCATAGATTATCTGCGTGTATATTACCCAGAGACATTTAACGACTATATTGAATCTAGTGAATTTATTGCTTTACTAGACGTTATGGCGTTCATGGGTCAAGGTCTTGCTTTCCGTAATGACTTAAACACACGTGAAAACTTCATTGATACTGCTGAACGTAGAGACAGTGTTGTTAAATTGGCTAACTTGGTTAGCTATACACCTAAACGCAACTTAGCAGGTCAAGGATATTTGAAAGTCGTCAGTTTGTCAACCAGTCAGAACGTCATTGATGTTAACGGGTTGAATCTAAGCAATTTAACTGTATTATGGAATGACCCTGCAAACCCTAATTGGCTAGAGCAGTTCAACACTATCATTAACGCCGCCTTAGTGGACGCACAGCGAATCGGCCGCCCTGGCAATTCAGCACAATTGTTAGGTGTAAAGACAGATGAGTACGCACTTAATATCCCTCAAAATAGTTTACCGATCATCCCATTCACTAGCTCGGTTGACGGTACAAACATGAATTTTGAATTAGTATCCGTAACCTCAGTTGATGAAGATTACATATATGAAATTCCTCCTGCACCAAGCGGTCGTTTCAATATGTTATATCGCAACGACAAATTAGGTTACGGTAGCCCAAACACAGGTTTCTTCTTCTACTTCAAGCAAGGATCATTGCAGAATTTTGACTTTACCTTAGAACAACAAATCAGTAACCAAGTAGTTGACATTGATATTCAAGGTATTAACAATACTGATACATGGTTGTATCAATTGAGTGCTACAAACGGAACTACCGGGTTGTGGAAAGAAGTTGAAAACGTATATGCTGATGCATATTTGCAAACAGAATCTAGTGTGCGCAAGATTTTTAGTGTAGGTTCAAGATTTAACGACCAAGTATCGTATATATTTGGTGATGGTATATTCAGTGAAATACCTGTGGGTTCTTTCAGATCATATGTACGTGCAGGCAATGCGTTGACATACACAGTTGATCCTTCTGAAATGCAAGGTATTACTGTTGCATTCTCTTATGTAAACCGAGTAGGAAGAATTGAAACACTAACAATTGGATTAGCATTGCAAGTGCCAGTGTCTAACGCTCAAGCACGTGAGTCATTAGCTAATATTAAACAACGTGCTCCAACTCGTTACTACACACAGAATCGTATGGTTAACGGAGAAGATTATAACAACTTCCCATATACATTATACAGTTCCATTATCAAATCAAAAGCGATTAATCGCAGTTCAGTTGGTGTATCTAAAAACTTAGATATGTTAGATCCAACTGGAAAGTATTCCAGCACAAATAGTTTTGCAAGTGACGGCGCGTTATACCAAGATACAAGTAACGGTTATCTAGCACTAACAATTACTACAACTGGTAGTATTATAACGTTCTTAACAGATACTCTATCGTCAGTGTTGTCTGCTAATAAAGCAAAACAATATTACACGCAAAACTATACTAGATATTCAGTAAACAGTGCCAGCGGTGATGGTACTGTGTATTGGAAAACTAAAACAGTAGATGCAAATAGTGAGACAGGTTATTTCTATAATTTAAGTAATTCACAAGAAGTTCCAATTCCTGTCGGAACATATTCTACTAATAATGTAAAGTATATTAACAAAGGAGCGTTAGTGCAATTCTCTGCACCAACTGGATATTATTTTGATAGTAATAACCGATTGGTATCAGGTGTTCCGGGACCAGCTGACCCTACAGTGTTGTGGACTACTGTACTTAATGTAATAGGTGACGGCTATAATAACGGCGAAGGTGGCTTTAGTAATGGAACAGGTCCTATTGTATTAAACGGGTATGTTCCGGGTGGAGCAATACTAACCACTATACTACCTACTTTTGATAATACACTATCGGCAGAAATAATACAGGAATGTATTATTAGAATGGAACTGCAACAAAACTTTTCATTAGTATTCAATAACTCATTAGCAGTGAATCAAGAACGTTGGTCTATTAAACCATACGATGATGCTAATTGGTTTGTTAATTTTCAAAGTCAATCTGCCAACAAGTACATAGTGACATTCCGTGCGCTAGCATATTACTTTGGAAGTGTTGCTGATACTAGATTTACATTCGAAGCAAATAAACTAGTATATGATCCATTCTCTGGTAAGATATTACAAGACTTTGTTAATGTTCTTAGTAGCAACACACAACCAAATTCTAATTACCCGTTGAACAAAGATGTTAAAGTAAGTGTTATTGGTCAAACAGTTGAATCAGATGGGTACGTAGATGACTTTGAAGTTGAAGTTGCTAGCATTGATGTGAACGACAGAACTATTATCTCTAATCCAGACTTCTTCACACAAGTTACAGGATATGTTACTGGTAATTCTAATATTGGGGTATATGTATTTTTTGAGTTGATAGAGAATGATATTACGTTGAACACCTATCAGATTGTACCCAGTACATCTGTGGTTTATCAATATGCAACTAAAACACAAATTGAAGTTGCAAAATATGAATATCCTGAAGGTCAATTGTTCTATGCATATGCTGATAATATATTTTATATTACTCAGCAAGATAATGCAATCACAACGCCATACTATGTGTTGATTGAACAACCACAGTACTCAGTTAAGCCCGGTCGTCAAGGACTGATATATCAATATCGCCACAATAGTAATAATACAACACGTATAGATCCTGCAACTACAAACATCATTGATTTATATGTTGTCACCCAAGCATATTATACTGAATATCAGAATTGGATTCAAGATACCACGAACACAATTCCTATGCCGGACAAACCTACTATTAATGAACTAAGCCAAGAGTATAGTAAAGTACAAGATTACAAGATGTTAAGTGACAGTGTTGTTTTAAACAGTGTTGTATTCAAACCATTGTTTGGACCTAAAGCCGCCTCTGCATTAAGAGCAACTATTAAGGTTATTAAGGCATCTAACACTAATGCAAGTGATAGTGAAATACGTAGTGCAACATTGACTACTATGAATACCTATTTCAGCATTAACAATTGGAACTTCGGAGATACATTCTACTTCTCTGAATTGAGTGCATATATTCACGGTGAGATTGGTGAATTAGTTAGCTCAGTTGTGCTAGTACCAAATGACCCTACAATGAGTTTTGGAGATTTATATGAAATCAAATGTGCGCCATACGAGATATTCGTAAACGCGGCAACGGCTAGCGATGTGGTAGTAATTTCAGCACTAACTTCCGCCGAATTACAAATAAGATAAGTACTATAAGTAATCGAGATAAACAATGGCAACACGAATCAGAACACTAAATTTTTTACCAGACATATTCAAAACTCCAACTAATGCTCAGTTTTTACGAGCTACATTGGATCAGATTGTACAACAACCTAATACTCAAAAGATAGAAGGTTATATTGGTAGTAAGTTTGGTTACGGTATTAATCCTAAGGATTATTACGTTACTGAACCTACAAAAACTAGAGTTGATTATCAACTTGAACCAGGCGTTGTCTTTACTAAGAACAACGAATCTACAGCGCAAGATTTTATATCATATCCTGGTATCATTGATGCACTTAAGTTAGAAGGTGCTATTACTGATGATAATAATCGTTTGTTTAATAGCGAGTTCTATTCATGGGACTCGTTTACTAACTTAGACAAGATTATTAACTATAATCAATATTACTGGTTACCTAACGGCCCAGAACAAGTCGTGGTTTCTGCGGATACTGTTTTCATCTCAACTGATTATATTGTAAATGATGCTACCAACGGATATATAATAACAACACCCACCGGTGGTGCCGGCTCAACTAACCCAACACTAACGTTGTTGCGTGGTGGCACATATACTTTTGCAGTTAACCAAACAACACAGTTTTGGATTCAAGGTGAACCGGGTGTAACTGGATATAGTCTAACTCAACCTAACATACAAACAAGAGATGTATTTGGAGTAACTAATAACGGTACTACGTCCGGTATCGTTACTTTCACTGTACCTAATAAAAATTCACAGAACCAATACAATTTCCCCGGAAACAATTCAGTAGGTGTAGTTAGTACATTACCCTTCATTCAAGTTAACGGAGCGAGAGTAAGTGACATTGGTGGAATTGATAGTATCACTTCACTAGAAGGATTGACTGTGATGTTCTACAACACCGGTGTTGTAAATGAGAGCGGATTTATATCTAACTTCTTTGACTATACTGCGTTTGACGTAAATAATGATTTAGTTCCGGCTGCAACAATATCAGTGACAAATACTAATGCTACTGGTAATCTTATTACATGCAACACGACTGCTGATTTAATTGTAGGTTCAACTATTACCTTCACCGGTACACCTTTTGGTGGAATATCACAGTACTCAGAAACACTACCTAATACTCTATATTATATAGAATCCATTGTTAACAGTACACAGTTTACCGTATCACTTTCTCTAGGTGGAACGCAAGTAACATTGACGACTGCTAGCGGCGCAATGACAGGTAATATTAATCAAGGTTTGATGGAAGAAGGTTACTACACACAAGTGAATAACACCTTCTATACTGTTACTTACGTAGGAGACCCTTCAAACCCAACAATCAGATTATTACCTGCAGGTCCTATTCCAATTGAAGAAAAAATTCTTCCTCAATATGGTAGCGAGTGGATTAACAGAGAATTTTACAAAGACGTTAATGGTAATATTTCTATAGTTCCTTACTTAAGTTCATTGTTAGATACGTTGTACTACCAAGATGGCACTACTGCTAATAAAGTAGGTGTAATCAAATTAATTGATAGCAACACTACTAACAGAATTAATGTTGAAACTGACATATTAGGTAAAATTAATTACACAGCATCAAATGGTGTTGTTTTCACCAACGGTCTTAAAGTGGTATTTGAAGGTGACATATACCCATCATCATACAAAGATGGACAGTACTATGTTGAGGGTGTAGGAACAGCAATTGAATTAATTCCTGTCGCGGACCTAATTGCACCAGAGTCATTTACAGTAAGTACATATATCCCCTATGATACTACCCCGTATGATATTGGAAACTATGATAGCGACTTATATATACCTGTAGTACCTGACTACATTACTATTTCTAGAAATAGTATCAACAAAAATGCGTGGTCAAGAAGTAACAGATGGTTCCATATTGATGTCATCAATGCATCTGCAACATACAATAATAATCCAAGCATAGCAACTGTTCTAGCCACGATTAATAACAAGGCTAAGCGCCCAATTATCGAATTCTATCCAAACTTGTCACTATTCAACGCAGGAGCAATTGGTAAAGCTCCGGTTGATTTTATTGACATGCGAACTACTGACGCATTCACACAAGTTGCCGGCCAGCCGAGCTATTATCCTGACGTTGCTTCTTATACTACTGCAAGCGCATCTTTCGTAGGTACACTATTATCTGCTGGTTCTTTTACTATCGGTAAACAATATAAAATTATCAGCTTAGGCACAACTAACTTTACCGCTATAGGTGCAACCGCAAACACAGTGGGCACAACGTTTGTTGCAACAGGTGTTGGTTCAGGTTCTGGTACGGCATCTGTATACATTACTCATACTGTTACCGATACCAGCGGGTACCCAGCAAACACATTAACATTAGATTCACTTGAAACAACGGCTGATATGAAGGTCAATGACAAGATTGTGTTCTCTGGTACAATGATCGGTGGTCTTACTTCAGGTGCAGTTTATTATATCAAGGATATACTAGACACAACTAAATTTACAATCTCATTGACACAAGACGGTGATGTATTACCTGTAACTACTGCTAGTGGTGGCTCTATGGTAGCTACTGTAACCCCGTTGAGTACTACAATCACTGTAGCAAATGCAAACTTGTTTGGATCATTGCAAGTAGGACAGTACATTGCTGACTCTACTAATCTATTACCAAATAATTCATTAGTATCAACTATCTCTCAAACAACTACTACTACTACTATTACTATAGTGTGGGCTAGCGACACATTGTTTGCATCCACATCAGTGGCGGCGTTAGTATCAACTGATACCACTGTTGATAACTATGCATTATTTGAAGGTAGTCGCATAGTATTCACAGTAGATTCTGATTTGGAAGTACGTAATAAAATTTACGTAGTTCACTTCTCTACTGTCAGTTCATCAGGATCACCAATTATTACATTGAGCGAAGCGGCTGACGGTGACGTATTGCCTAACGAGCAGACTGTTGCTTTTAGAGGATACAACAATGCAGGAAAAGATTTCCACTTTGATGGCGTTGAATGGATTAGTTCACAGCAAAAAGTAAACGCAAATCAGCCACCGTTATTTGATATCTACGATAGCAACGGCATCAGTTTTGGTGACCGCTCTGTATATGTTGGTAGTTCTTTTGTCGGAACAAAACTATTTGCATATGGTATTGCAAGTGCTGGATTAGATGATACCGTATTAGGGTTCCCAGTACGCTATAGCTCTGTTAACAACGTAGGAGATATTAGCTTTGATGTTTCGCTAAACTCCGATACGTTTGACTATGTTAATGGATCTACTCCTGTCACCCAAAAAGTAAACACTGGATACGTATATAACTACACTTCTACCGCGACATTTAATAGACAGTTGGGCTGGCAAACAGCCGTCGCTCCTAGCGTGCAGTATCAGTTGTTCCAATATACATACGGCCCCGACACAATAGACACCTTCTTCTTAGATATTGCTACTATTGGTGAGACACAATCTAAGTGGCCAGTTATTCAAGTGTATGCTAACAATATTTTGTTAGATGCAACTGAGTATTCTTATACTACAACTAACAACAGCACAACTATTGTGATGTTGACCACGCCTGTAGAAGCACAGATTGTTCAAGTGTTGTTATTAAGCGACCAAGTGAGTAAGACTGCTTATTATACTATACCTGTTAACTTGAACAACAACCCATTGAATCAAGACTTGACTATCGCTAACATTGGTGACATTCGCGGCCAGTATCAGAGTATTTTCTATAACAACCCAAATACAACCGGTGAAGTTTTTGGCTCAAACAACTATCGTGACTTAGGCAATGTTGTGCCATGGGGCAACAGAATCATTCAGAATAGTGCAAGCTTAGTATTGCCTAGCGTATTCTTGCGTAAGCAAAATCACAACTTGTTTAATGCATTGATGTTTAACAGCAGAGAGTATATTGCCTTCAAGACATTACTAGTTGACACTGTTAACAAGACTGCGTATTCTAGATTACAAACTCCTGCTGAAATGCTAGACAACGCACTAGACCAAATGGCTGCTTCAAAAACTGACAGCGAACCATTCTTCTGGTCTGATATGTTACCTTCTAAGGCTGCGTATGTAACAAATACATATTCTTTCGCAAACTCATTAGATGTTAGTATCTATCCTTTAACTAGAGTCTATAACTTTGCTACTGCAAATTATTACGGTGTGCTAGTATACTTGGTTAGAACTACTAATGGGTTTACACAAACCACTCAGCTTGTAAAAAATGTTGACTACTCAGTTAGTGCAACAGCACCGTCATTGACAGTTACATTAGACTTATTGCCAAACGATCAGATTATTATCAAAGAATATAATCAAACATACGGTAGCTATGCACCCAACACTCCTACTAAGATGGGGTTGTATCCTGCATCAATTCCGAGTGTCGTATTAGATTCGTCATACAATGTCCCTACATATTTTATTAAAGGACACGACGGTTCATATAATAAATTATACGGCGAGTATGACCCTGTCACAGGTGTATTGATTGACTTCAGAGATCAAGCTTTGCTTGAGTATGAAACACGTGTATATAACAACTTGAAACTAAGCAACACTATTCCTGTACAGGAATACGAGGTATTACCCGGTTTCTTCAGAGAAACAGATTACACGTATGATGAAGTCTTGAAAATATATTCAGAAACATTCTTGAATTGGGTAGGTCAAAACAGAATAAATTACAAACGTCAAATCTTTAATAAGCAAGACGAATTCACTTGGAATTACTATCAAAGTGGAAACAAAATTAATAAAGCCGTTATCCAACCAGGAAACTGGAGAGGGGTGTATCAATATTTCTACGATACTAGTACTCCCGACACAAGTCCTTGGGAAATGCTCGGCTTTAAAAACATGCCATCATGGTGGGCAACACGATACGGTCCTGCACCATACACAAGTGACAACTTAGTGTTATGGGGTGATTTGGCAGCAGGTATTAATTGGAATAACGGTGACCCAGTTGTTATCGAACAAGCAATACGTCCTCAATTACTAGACGTACTGCCAGTGGATAGTGCAGGTAACTTAGTGTCACCTTTTGTATCACTCGTAGGCAATTACAACAGTAATATTTTCCAACGTGATTGGAAAGTTGGTGATGCGGGTCCTGCAGAATTCTCATACCGTAGAAGTAGCTCATATCCTTTTGATTTGATGCGTATAATTGCATTGACCAAACCAGCAGAGTTCTTCAACTTAGCAGTAGACGTTGACAACTACAAATATAACGAGGAGTTTAATCAGTACTTGGTCAATGATAGAAGTCATTTAGTACTAGGTGACATAGAAATCTACGGTAACGGTACAGCTAAAACTAGTTACATTAACTGGATAGTTGACTATGAAAAACAAGTTGGCATAGACGCAACACAGAACATATCAGACTTGTTAAAGAACCTAGATGTTCGTTTAGTATATCGTGCTGCCGGCTTCACTGATAAGAACTTGTTAAAGTTCTACGTTGAAAAGGGTACTCCGAATAGTAGAAATGCATCGTTGTTGATCCCTGACGAAAGCTACTCTGTTCTATTATATGATAACCAACCGTTCACTAGAATTGTTTACAGTGGTGTAGTTATACAATTGTCTAAGAACGGCTATACAGTTTTTGGTAACTCACAAACTGAAGCATTCTTTACAGTACAAGATCCATTAATTAACGGTAATTATTATACACTTGAAGTTGATAAGACAACCGTTAAGTTAGCAAATGATTATTCTGATAACATATCATACGTACCGTATAACACTGAGTTCTACAACGTGCAGGAAGTTGCACAGTTCATCGAAAGCTACGGTAGATATTTAGAATCACAGGGTGTTGTTTTTGACCAAATAGAAAATGGATTGCCAATCACATGGCGCCAGATGGTTGCTGAATTCTTATACTGGTCTCAGACAGGATGGCAGACAGGTAGTATCGTTACTATGAACCCTGCAGCCTCATTGTTGTTAATTGACAAAGAAAATAGCATTGTACAACCATTAACATTCCGTCAACAAAACTTTGTATTGAATCAGAATTTGTATCCTATTCAATCAAAGGACTTGTCTATATTACGTGACGGCACTGCTTTCACGGTTCAACCGCTGAATCAGGGTGATACCGTTGCGTATGGTCAATTTAATCTAAGCAATTTTGAGCATGGCATTGTATTCGACAACGTAACATTGTTCAATGATATTATCTATAATACTATCACTGGTCTACGTCAAACACGTATTCTTACTAAGGGAACAAAGACTGCTGAGTGGAATGGTACAGTTGACGCACAAGGTTTTATATTAAACCAAGACAATATTGTAGAGTGGACAAAAGAATTTAAGTACACTACTGGTTCTATTGTCAAGTACAAGAACAAGTATTGGATTGCTACTAAAATCATTCAAGCAAAAGAATTATTTGACGAACGTGATTGGAAGCAAACTGATTATAACGAAATACAAAAAGGTTTGTTACCTAACAGTTCCACACGCTCATATGAATCTACATTATACTATGACGTAAACAAAGCTAACCTTGAAAATGACGCAGACTTATTAAGCTTTAGCTTGATTGGATATCGTCCACGTGACTATCTAGCACTTGCGGATTTGACAGACATTACTCAAATTAATGTCTACAAGAACATGATTAAGAATAAAGGTACTCGTAATGCAACCAATGCATTCAAGGGTGCTAACTTACCACAAGGTGGTATTGATTACGATATCTATGAAAACTGGGCAATACTATCAGGTGAGTTCGGCGGTGTATTGAACAACAATTTTATTGAATTCAAAATCAACGAAAATTACATGACTGGTAATCCGTCTATCGTAGGAATAACTACTGGCACACCAAATGAAGGTGTACAGCAAGAAATCCCATTATATTCATTATTCAATTATGGTAGACTAGTAACCGATGAAAATGTTTTAGCAACAATACCTACTATAACCCCGTCTACAGTGTTTCCTGATGCCGGCTACGTAAACTTCAATGATGTAAAAATGGTATCTTATTTTTACAACAACATGGCAACCGCTATCAATCAGAATGGTACTATAATACCAATAGATAATTTCTATGTGCGTGATTATGTATGGTTAGCTGATTATCTTGGTTCATGGCAAGTGTACACTCCTACATCAATGGGTCAAGTAGTATTAATTAAAAATAATTTGAATGGTACAGTAACCGCAACATTTACTAACCCGCACAAGTTAAAGAAGTACGAAGCATTTGCTATAGTAAACTTTGACAACGTTATTAATGGTTATTACATTGCTACACTAGTGATCGACCAATATAGAGTCATCATTAATTTGAACTTGAATCCAAGCATTCTTAATGTTACTGGTCAAGGAGTTGGATTTAAGTTCCAATCTCAACGAGTCAATACTCCTGCTGATATTATCAACTTGCCTTTATTAGACAGTGAATTCACTAAGAACAAAGTATGGGTTGATACTAATAACGACGGAGCATGGGCAGTTTATCGCAAGGGTATAAACTACCAATACGAATCTGAAATTACTAAAGAGAACACCGTAACATTCGGTAGTGCAGTAGCGTATACTTCTGTTTTGGGTTACTTAGTAGGCGATGCAGGAGACGGTAAGGCATATCGTTACACATACAATGACTTGAATAATGTGTATGATTTAGTTCAAACTATATCTCACAGTGCGTCATTCGGTTCATCAATTGCGTATGCAGATAACATTTTCGTTATCTCTGAGCCAACAGGTGCATCACAGGTTCATATCTATGACTTACAAAATACAACGCTAGTTGATGACTTGATTGTATATCAAAGTCCTATCACAGCTAGAGACAGTTCTACTAACTGGGGAAGTGCAGTAGAAATATCAGGCGATAAGAAGTGGTTGTACATTTCTGCTACTGACTTAAACAGAGTTTATGTGTATAGACTATCTCAGTTGACAGAAGAATATGAGTACGTAACTTACCTAACTGATGCTAGTTTAGCCTCCGGTGACATGTTTGGTTATAGCATAGCTACAGATTACTATGGTGATACTGTTGTAATTTCTGCACCTAATCAAGATTATAGTGCGACAATAGATAACTGGGGTTACACTTATGTATTTGACCGTGTAGTACAAAACATTGAAGCTCAATATACTACTCCGGTATTAAGTCAACAAGCATTTACATTAGCGTGGACCCCTACTACAATTAGCACAGCAGCCTCAGCAACTTCTAGTTCAACTAATAGAATTACTTGCGTGAGTACTAGTGGCTTTGTTGGTGGTACTCTAGGTCAACCAGTTATATTCTCAGGTACAGTATTGGCATCAAGTAATATTGATCCTAATACAGTTTACTACATTAAACAAGTTGTGGATGCTACAAACTTTACTATTTCTTTGACTAGAAACGGTGCTGTATTTGAATTAGACACTGATAGTGGTTCAGGCATGATTGTAAACGTACAAAGCACACCGTTGTATGTAAGCGTTAACGGAACATTGCTTGTAGATAACGATTACGCTGTAGTTGGCAGTCAAGTAATAGTTACTAAATCAATCAATGCGGGCGATATTGTAAACGTAAGCGGTAATCAGTTTACAAAAATTCAAACATTGACGACAGAAGCTACACCTAGAGTTGGTGTACACTTTGGTCAAAGTGTTGACACAACTACGTATGCTAGTGAAATTATAGTTGGTGCACCGTTCGCACTTAACAGTGAAAACCAAGAAGGTGCAGTGCATCGCTATACAAACGCAGGCGGCAAGTACGGGGTACTAATTGGTACAACTGATTGCTCACTAACAGTAACTAGGAACGTTCTATTGAACGGGTATCTAGTATCCATACCTGCAGGAAATGCAACAGTAGCGGCTAACTATATTAACAGTTCTAAGATTACTAATATTCAAGCTAGTGCTATCAACGGCAAACTAGTAATCAGCTTGATAAACACCGATCTATCGACACCTAATGACAAGTTAACTATCGCAGTAACAAATACTGCAACTTTAGCTGAGTTGGGTATTTCTGTATTCACCCAAACTCAAGTTATAACTTGCCCGCATAAAACAGGGCCTACTCAATTTGGTAACGTTGTTCAATTTAACCAAGCTGGGTCTTTTGTAGCTAGCGCGCCAACAGGAACACGTTATGTAGCAACAACTTTTGACTTCTCCGATGACGAGAATCAAGACGATGACACAATCTTTGATAACAATGCCACTCAGTGGATAGACACATTCAGTTATGCAGGTGCTGTATACATGTTTGACTACCTATCAGTAGCTAACGAATCATTATTAACTCCAGGTAAGTTTGCATATGCACAAAGCGTGAATGCATTGAATGAAGAATATGGCTCACAACCTATGTATGGTCATGCAGTTGACTTCTCTGACTATCATGTTATTGTTGGTACACCTAACATGACTAACGGCGATAGCAACGGTCAGGTTGTAACATACATAAACACTTCCGGACAAGCTGATTGGTCAGTGTATAGAAGTTCGGCAGCAGTAGTAGATGTTGATAAGATTCAAAACGTTCAATTGTTTAGTGCTGAAACAAACAATACACTAGATAATTTGGATTACATTGATCCGTTGCAAGGAAAAATACTAGGTTCTGTAAGACAGAACATTGACTGCATTTCTAACATTGATCCAGCCGGATACAATACTACACCTGTTGCACAATCAACACAGCGTCCATTAGCTTGGAAAGCTGATAAAGTTGGACAGATTTGGTTCGACACATCTGCTGTTAGATTTGTAAACTATCACCAGAATGATAATACTTACAATAGTAAGTACTGGGGAACATTGTTCCCGGGTAGCAGTGTTGCTGTTTATACTTGGATATCAAGTAATGTTCCACCTAGCTCATACGTAGGCCCCGGAGTACCATACGATAGAACCGTATACTCAATAGACTATATTTCTAATCCTTCAGGATCGTTAACACCTGTCTACTTCTTCTGGGCTCGTAACACTAATATTGTGTTTGAAAATATTGGCAAGACATTAGCTGATTCTGTGATTCAAGCATATATTCTTTCTCCTAAGAGTTCAGGTATTGCATACTTTGCACCGTTGTTACCAAACGTATTTGCATTGTACAACTGTGCAGAATACATCAATGCAAACGATACTGTATTGCACATTGGATACGCTACCGGAGACAATGGTGATGTCCCGCACTCACGTTATTCATTAATTCGTGCTAATTATGCGGATGACTTCTTGCCAGGTCTACCTGCAACGACTTCTACTGACAGTCCTCAATATTTGTATGACAGAATGTTAGATAGCTTATGTGGTGTTGATGAGACAGGAGCAGTGGTACCTAACCCGTACTTACCTAAAGCAGTTCAGTTAGGTGTATTAGTTCGTCCTCGTCAAAGCTTCTTCATCAATAGATTCTTGGCACTTAAAAACTATTTGACATTTGCGAATGAAGTTTTGTCATTGTATCCTATTACAGAAACACGCCGAACTTCATTCTTAACTACTTCAGGTGCGTTCTATAATACTAGTAACTATTGGAGTTTCACTAATTGGTGGGCAATTGGTTATAATGATAACACTAAGTCTGCGGTGCAAGTTCCTATATATGCCGATTTAGCAGCACTTGAAGTTGATACCGGTACTATCGCTAGAGTAGCAGCCAACGGTGATGGTAAGGCAGAAACTTACATTAAGAACACAGATGGTACATGGACTCGTATTGGATTGAACAACGGAACCATTACAATCAATAGCGCATTGTGGGACTACTCTGCGGCTAGACTAGGATTTGGCGATAACTTCTATGATACGAACCCTTTTGATGAATATCCGTCTGAAGAAACACGTTACATTGTTAGAGCACTGAATGAGCAAATTTATATCAATGACTTATTGATATACCGTAATCAAAGTTTGATTCTTCTATTTGAATACATTCAATCAGAAACAATTGAATCACAGAATTACTTGCCTTGGTTGAATAAAACATCATTTGTTGATGTTGCACATACCATTCGTGAGTTAGTTCCATTAGAAGTATTCCAGTCTGATAATCAAGATTTCTTAGCCGGATATTTGAATGAAGTTAAACCATATCATGTAGTTATTAAAGAATTTTTGTTCAAGTACACAAAGACAGAAGTTTACGAAGGTGACATTACAGACTTTGACTTGCCAGCTAAGTATAACACCGCACTTGAGAAATACATCACTCCAGAACTAGTATACGGTAATCCAAGTTCTGATAATCAGTATTCATCTGATAGTGCAATTTGGCAAGATCCTGCATACTCACAATGGTTTAGCAACTACGGTGTAAGCATAACAGGACAGCCTGATTATCCTATCTCTGTTCTAGCAACTTATGTAGCATTGAACACACACTCATTTGCAGTTGACAATGCATATGGTTTCCCAATCAACGGCGTTGTTAAGATCGGCACTGAGTTGATTGGATACTCATCAGTTGACAGAAATTTAAACATCATCAGTGGCTTAACCCGCGGAGTGAATGGTACTGACATATCGACCCATATTCCAGGTGAGATCATTACTATTGACTTACCTGCTGTACTAGTATTGAATGGTGGTAGAGGGTATGCAGAGCCTCCTAAGGTTACTGCATATATTGATACTTCCATATATCCAGAACCTGATGAACTAGCACAGTTAGTTGCGGTTATGAACCTAGACTCTGTACTAAGCGTTACAGTAGTAAACCCGGGTAAAGGTTATGCGGTCTTGCCCGAAATTATAATTGACAGTGCAGTTACTGTAACATTTGCTTCAAGTGAAGTAAGCGTTACTACAAATACTATTCAATTATATGCACCGTTGTTAGCAACAGGTGATTTAGTGCAATATAGCGTCATGTCAGGTACTACTCCTATTCAAGGGTTGTCTATTGGTCAATGGTACTATGTAAAAGTTTTAGAGACTGTACCAACAGTAACTGTCGCATTGTATAGCAGATATAGCAATGCAGTTAAGGATCAAGATAGAGTTGAATTATACTCTACTGGGACAGGTGTAGGTCACGTATTCAGTGAAGGTGCAAGAGCATCATGTATTAGCTCATCTAGCCCAGTTAGAGAGAACAACATTGCAATTCGCTTTGATAGAACCACATATGACTCACAAGTTATAGATTGGTTAGCTGGCAAGTTCTACGGATCCTACTATGCAGGTACATACAACAGTAGCCAAACAGTTGCTAGTTCTGTAATTACATTAGAGACTACTCAGCCTCCAATTGAATCTATTTTAGCAAGCGCACAAGGTATAGCATTTGAAATAGTTACCGTCGACAACGACCAAGAATTAACATGGTCATCATTCATTCGTTCTGTAAAGAGCACTGAAGCAACATATGATAGTATTCTGTTGACTCCACTAGACGGAAACAATCCTGACTTGTCTGATCTTGAGTTAAACGCATCTGGTACTACTCTTGGTTTCTATGTTGGGATGCCAGTGAAATTTAAAGGTGCAGTTGGTTCTAGCAATATTGTGAATGATGTTACATACTATGTCAAAGAAGTATTAAGTGAAATATCCTTTACTATTTCTGCAACAGTTAACGGTTCAATATTCTCATTAGGTACACAAACTATCGGCGCAGCCGGACTACAATGTTTTGTTGGTGAAGTTACTAATACCGCAGTAATCACGGTTAACTATCCAGGAATACGCAATGTAACTAACACACTGAAAACATTGAATACAATTACAGTACCACTAAACGATACAGGTACCGGGGGAACAGCAGGATTTTATGTAAACTTGCCTATCTTCTTTACAGGTAACGTTTTTGGTGGTATAGTTGAAAACTTAACATATTATGTTACAACTGTTATCGATTCTCAGACATTTACTATGTCTGAAAATCAAGATCCGGTATCTGTAACTGTATACTCTGCTACTGCATCAACTAATATCATAAATTGTGAATCTACTCTAGATTTAAATATAAATGATCCTGTTATTTTCAACAATATGTTGATTGCTGGTTCCGCAGTAACCGACTTTGGTGGCATCCAAGATGGAACAACATACTATGTAAGTTCAATTATTAATCCAACACAACTTACTATTTCTTCAGTAGTAAATGGTGGAACTTTTGACATAACAACAGATATAGTTGCGGCATCTAATACTTCAGCCTTGATGACAAGCCAGTCTGATACAGTCACATTAACTACAGCTACTGGTAACATGACAATGAACGTTTCATTACCAGTCAGTCCAGGTCAAGTTAACGGTCAGTTATTCACGTTGTACCCCACATCTGAACAGTATAACAATGTTACTGGAACAGATGGTAGCTTGATTACTAGAACTATTGAAAAGACATTAGCTACTGTTAACCGAATTGCTATTACAGAAACAAGCGGTGGACTGACTAACTTATATGATAATATGCCAATCGAAGTGGCATCAAACATTGGTGGTCTAACTACAGGTACTCAATACTATATTGTAGATCATGGTAACATTTCAGTTACTGTAACTAACACATCTTCTACTGGTAACGCACTACTATGCACTAGCACTGCATCATTGTATGTAGACATGCCAATCATATTCAGTGGTACTGGTTTAGGAACTATAGATTTGTCAGTTGAGTATTACGTCAAGTCTATCTCAACATCTACTACATTCACTGTAACTAATACCCCCGGCGGTGCAGAAACAGTAATGTCAAATGACAACGGAACAATGGTAGGAACTGGTTCACCATACATACAGGTATCACAGACTCTTGGTGGAACAGCAGAAACTTTATCTACCGCTACAGGTCCTGTGACTTTAACACAGACACCAATCGGAACACCTAGCTTTGATGCAAGTTATATTTTAGGTGGATATAGAGTTACGATTGAAGACGGTGCAACTGGTTATGCAGTTGATAATATTATTACTATTTCAGGTAATGACATTGGTGGGTCAACTACTGCAAATGACTTAACATTAACAGTAGACTCAGTAAGTAGTACAGGTGCAATTACTTCTGTAATTTGTTCTGGCACTCCTGCAGGAACTAGTGTTCAATATTATTTCAGAGTATTGTCGGCTAATCAGTTTGGAGTATATTCAAATTCATTGATGACTATCCCTGTAAGTGGAATAGACTTCCCGTATCAAGGCGTTACTTCAACCACTGTGACTGAACTTGACACGTATGATATTACAGTAGATAGTTTAACTGGCTTCAGTGTCAACGATCCAGTAGTCTTCACTGGTACAGTTGCGGGTAATATTGAATTAGGAACTACATACTATATCAAGACACTAACTCCTACATTTACTATTAGTGAAACAGTAGGCGGCGCATCATTTGATGTAGGAACAGAAACAGACTTGTCATTTACAATGGCTAAGTCAGGTGACTTTGCATTGTTACCGGAACCGTTCTCATTCAATCAGAGTGTTGTCAAATACAATAACAGAGTATATCGTTGTATCATCAGTAACAATGACACAGACTTCATATTTGGTAAGTGGGAACTATTAGACAGCGGTGATAGATATCTAAATGCACTTGACAGAATTGTGGGCTACTATCAACCTACAGCTAACATGCCGGGTCTAGACTTGACACAGTTAGTTGAGGGAATCACTTATCCAGACAGTACATATTTGGGTAATGCGTTCGCACCAGAGCAACAGTTTGAAGTTGATACTATCCTACAAGATCAGCCTTTCTATCCTACTGAAGTAGACAACGTTTCAATTACATGGGACGGATTGACTTATTTAGGCGCATCTAACACCCCTGATTACTCTGCTATCATAGCAAGTGCCCCCGGTGACGAGTGGACTATTGATAAATTAGCCAACACATCTCTAAACTTTACAGATATGCTATATGCAGGTGGATACTATGTATTGACCACACGCAACGCAGCGACACCTATCTACAGAAGTAACAACGGAACAGACTGGACATCAAACGGACAGTATACACCGTATAGTTCGACTCCGTATGATGATTTCCCATATGATGTAACTGCTTTGGAAGTAGCATCTATCTCATTGAATAGTGTGGGTTATTCTGATTCATTGGGTCTATGGGTAGCAGTAGGTGAAAATATTGTCACAAGTACTGACACATACGTATGGAGAGAAACATATTTCTTCCCGGATGATTTAGTTAATCAGTTTAACGGAGTAGATGGTGTTGCAGTTACTAGCTTTGCAGGTTTTGTAGCAGTTGGTAAAGGTCAGCGATACGATTACTCTACTGGTGTAACTCAAACTGTTGACACTAACATATTAATGACTAGTACTACTGGTTATCAGTGGAGCACTATCCCTTCATTAACTACTAAAGGATTTAATAGCGCAACTGACAACGGTAGTTTAATTATCGTTGTAGGTGAAGACGGTGTTATCTACTCAAGTGTTAACGGAGCATTATGGTTAGGTGTATCCGAAACATTAGTGTACGGTTCATTCGTCACTGCAAATCAAGTTAGTGTACAAAGTACATTAGGTTTCGCAGTAAATGATAAGATTAGATTCACAACTTCTTTTGGTGTTATATCTGCTAGTACAGATTACTGGATTAAGACAGTTGATTCATCAAGTAGAGTCACTATATCTACATCATTGGGTGGCAGTACATTAACATTGACTTCTGCTCAACCAACAGTAGCAACACAGATGTATCTCTACCCAGAGACTGACACATTGAACGATGTTTATTTTGCTAACTCATTATTTATGGCAGTGGGTGACAATGGTATCATCCGAACATCAAGTGACGGTTATTCTTGGACAACTCAAACATCAGGTACTACAGAAAAACTAAACGGAGTTATGTTTAACGCCGATGACTCTGTGTGGATTGTTGTAGGGGATAACAACGTTATTCTACAAAGCAGTGATGACGGATCTACGTGGGAAAGCATCTCATTGTTCACGGTAGACCCTACAATCTATGATGTTCAGGGTAACGAGTTCATGTATGGATACGGTCCAGAAGAATTGGTTCCTGGTGTAGTGACAGACAATGTAACTATGATAGTTGCAACTCGTCCTGGTACTAACTGGTCAGTTGAAACATATGCACATGCGGGCTACGATGTAGTTTCTAGAGAATATACTCCTGAGTCAGCTACCCAAACAATATATAGTTTTGCAGAATTAGTTCAGACTCCTGCACAGTTAGCTGTGTTTGCGATAGATGGAACAACTGGATTGAGTACTACATTAATTGGTCCTAACAATGACAGTGTTACGGCTGATTATAGTATCAACTGGATTACATCTACCATAACATTAAATGCTCCTTTAGGTGGTACTCCAACTAATAAATTACGTATTGACTTATATGAAACAGGTAATGGAGACCAACTAGTTAAGGCTAGTACAAAAACAGATCCTCTTCGCATAAACACAGTCACTGGTTGGAATGAAATATATGTTAACTGTAATTACACAGGTACAATATTCAATGGATCAGGGGTCATCCAATCGGGAACAAATGAAAAATTTGCAACTGCGTCTGTGACGGACTCTGTAACAGACACTATATTATGCGATAACATACGTGACTTTAATATTAATGACCCTATCACATTCCAAGGAGCAGTGTTTGGGGGAATTGCTGAGGACACAACTTACTACGTTAAAACAGTAAGTATTATAACTAATAAAATTACTGTATCATTGACATACAATCTTTCTACAGGTACTGCAGGCCCAACGCTAGCATTGACTTCCGATACAGGTAATATGATTGCTGTTATCAACGTTGGTACTGGAACTACGTACACTGATCCTTTATTATATCATAATGGTGTTAAACTATTGCACGGAACAACCGGTACAGTTACAAAAACAAGTAGCCTAAACAATGCAATTACATGTAACACTACTGGATCAATGATTTTAGGAACTCCTATTGTATTCAGTGACACTATGTTTGGTGGTGTGATTCAACCACAGACTGTATATTATATTAACAGCATATATGATGCTAACGAGTTTACCGTTTCTGAAACTTATCCGGGTACTGACTTGGCATTGACTACTGCTACCGGTGGTGCATCATTTGTAACAAATGATTATGCATTTGGTATCGCTCCCAATGGTGTGTCAGCAAAGTTAATATTTGCAAGCCAATACGACACTGATGTTGATTATATCACATATACATTGTTTGGAGAAACTGCGCCTGAGCAGTATGGATATACTATTCCCGAAACACAATACTTTGAAGGTGACGGTTCAACTGATGTATTTGTTTTACTAAACAATAATGAGTTAGACAACGTTACCAGTGGTATTGTGGAGATTGACGGAATACGTGTAAGTGATACTGAGTATACTATTGATTCATACACCGATACAGTTACCTTTACAACTGCACCTTCTTTGGGTTCAGTAATATCAGTAACAACATATAACATTACATTGCGTCAATATCTAACTACTCAGTACGGTATAACCGGTAATACAGTATCTTCTATTGCAGATATAACTAACGCTATTTCTGCACCAATTGCATCTACAAACGTAACTGCAACTGACGGTACAACAGAATATATCACTTGTGCATCTACTACTAACTTTATTGTAGGACAAACAATAGAATTCAAAGGCACTAGTTTTGGTTCTATAGCTACTAACGGTACTGTTTACTTTGTACGTGCTGTTATTGATAGCACCCACTTCACTATTGAAAATGAAGCCGGCACTATTGTGAACTTGACTACAGGGACAGGCTTGATTGTTGCTTATGTTGGAGGTCAACCTGCTGTTCGTGTAACAACTGTTACTGCTCATGGTTATTCAGATGGTGATATTGTTATGATTGACGGTACTACTGGATCAACGCAATTGAACAATCAAATATTCTATGTAAAAGTGATTAATTCAATACAATTTGATTTGTACTCTGAGCCATACGATTCTTCATACGCCGCAGTAAACTATCCAATTACTGAAATCTCTGCGTATACAGGTGGTGGTTATACTTGGATTCAAAATATCTTCCCGTTAGTCACAGCAGTTTCTACCGGAACAACTGTTGTTGTAAGTAGCCACAGAATATTAGGCGATACTACATCAATGACAGTGGGAACACCAATTCTGTTCTCATTATTTGGAACTCAGATAGGAGATGTACTAGATTGCGGTATCGTTGTAGGTACAACATATTATATCAGAGAAATTTTCAACGTGGGTGAATTCTCTGTTTCTGAGACACGTGGCGGAACAGAATTTGCACTAACTGCTGATTCTCAAACTTTCAACATGACTCAATGGGAGCAGGATAACGTTGATAGATTATGGGTAACTGTTAACGGGTACAGAGTTCCTTCTAGTTCATTGAGATTAAATCCTAATAACCAAGTTAGTATATTGTCCCCAATCACTAGTGCAGACGAAGTAATCATAACTAGTATGATTCCAAGTGCAACACCTAATGAAGAAGTTTACTTGTTGAATGTAAATCAAACCAATCAAGCGTCAGTATACAGAGCTAATACCTTAACTAGAACTTGGTTGACTCAGCCATTGTATAACACATCATCAAGTATCCAAGTACATGATGTTACTAGAATTACCGATTCTGTAATTGAGAATACTACGACCCCATCACCGGAAGTAAACGGTAATTATCATGTTGGTATAACTGCTGATAAGAACATAATTTCTGCAATTAGCGTATATAACACTACGACAGGAATGATGGTAACTTCTTACACTATAAAGGTAATCAATCTAGCCCCTACGCTAGTAATTACTGCAGGTGTAAGCACCGGGGATGACCTAGTAATCACTGTAATTGAGGGTAATTTAGTCTATATTAACGGTGAACAAATCAAGTTCACATCTGTTAATTTAGCAACCAACACATTATCTGGTCTACAGCGAGGAGCAAACGGTACAGGTGAGCAAGCAGTAATTCCATTGTACAGTGAAGTATTTGGTATATTATCTTCAAATAGAATGACTAACACTCAGTATAATAAAGAGTGGAATTCGTATGTTTATAATACAACCGACGGTGACCCTCTACAAATTAGTCAGACAGCAGCCGCAATATTCTTAAATACGGATATCAGCTAAATGATAAATAAATATATGAATAATAATGCGGATCAGCAAAAAGTAGAATCTACCGAAGATTCCGGTAAAAAACCGAACGAAACTGGTGGATTTTACTTTTCTTCTTTCCTAAAGATAACAGACCCGAATACTAAACAAGTATTGGTTCAAACAAGAGGCGATTAACGAATGTCAGTAATAACACTATCATACAAAGTTGAAGGTTTTATCAAAATCTACGACCCAAACAACGGGGAAGTATTCGTAGACAAGAAAAATGCCATCAATTATGAAAACATGTCAGAAGCTATTGCTGACACATTAAGCAGTCGTGGTTACGGAGAAATCTACGAAATGGCATTTGGTAACGGTGGTGCGTCAGTTGACGAAACCGGCGTTATTACGTATTTGCCACCAAATACAACTGGTCAGAATGCGGCACTGTATAACCAAACTTACGCTAAAATCGTTGATGATACTAGTGTGTTTAACTTAGACCCTACACGTAACAAAATGACAGTTTCTCATACTACAGGTAAGGTCTATACTGACATTTTAGTGCAGTGTTTGCTAGATTACGGTGAGCCTGCAGGACAAGCGGCATTTGATAATAGTACTCAAACGGATAGTTCGTACATTTTTGACGAACTTGGGTTATTAGCAAACTACGGAACAGACAATGATGGAAACGTAATCACACGATTACTGACTCACGTTATCTTTCACCCGGTTCAGAAGTCTTTGAACCGACAAATTCAAATAGATTATACAGTTAGAATTCAGAGCTTGACTAACTTAGTGACAATTTAAGATAAATAACAGAATATCGGAGTGATTTAATATGGCATATACAATTGTAAAGAGTGATGGTACAGTACTGACCACAATTGCAGACGGAACTATCAACACAACAAGTACTTCACAGGGGCTTCCTGGAAGAAACTATGCTGGCTACGGACAAACACTAGACACAAACATTGTGCATCAATTGGAAAACTTTGCGGATGTAAATCCACCGGATAATCCTATTAGAGGTCAGTTGTGGTATAATACCAACACACAGGTTTTATTAGTTTGCCCTACAGACGGCGAAACTAACCCTGCAAACTGGTTTGCATTGACTTCTACTGCTAGTGGTGGTACAACGACTTTTGGTCAAGTTACTGTAACTGGAAACTTACAAGCCAATAACATTACTGCAACTAACAACGTGACTGGCGCAAACGGTATTTTCACTAATATCTCAGTAAGTGCTAACGCAAACATTGCTGTAGGTAATATCACTAGTGCTATTTTAGGTACTGCTAACACAACATCAATTACATCAGGTTCTAACACAACTGCAGGTTCATTGACAGGTACATGGACTGCAAACGGTGGCGCATCAGGTAACTCATTTGTTATTACTAATGGTAACTTGTTTATTGCAAACACAGCAAGCGCAGGTATCAAGTCTGATTTCTATTACTATTCAAATGGTAGCCCAATCTCTTTTGCAGGTACATACTCAAATGCAAACGTTGCGGCATATTTACCAACATACAACGGCAACGTCTTAGCAACTACATTACAGGGTATTACTCTAACTACAGGTGCTAATACAACTGCAGGTACTGTTACAGGTAACTGGACATTGAGTACAGGATCACGTTTAAATGCTACATACGCTGACTTGGCAGAACGTTTTGAAGCTGACGCTTATTATGATGCTGGAACAGTTGTTGAAATGGGCGGGGAAAAAGAAATTACTGCGGTTCAATATGAATTATCAGAAGATGTGTTTGGTGTTGTATCCGATACAGCGGCTTACTTGATGAATGCTGGAGCAGGGTCAGATACAACTCACCCTCCAATTGCAGTTTCAGGTCGTGTACAAGTTAAAGTTACGGGTAAAGTTCGTAAAGGTCAACGCTTAGTTAGTGCAGGTAATGGTATCGCACGTGCGGCAAACGATGGGGAAGCAACGGCGTTCAACGTCATTGGTAGATCATTGGAGAATAAAATAGACGACGGCGCCGGCACTGTTGAAGCAATCGTAACAATTAAAGGATAAACCATGACTTGGGCACAATTTGGAACAATCGAGGCAACAGATTATAATACATTAGTGGGCGGAAATCCTACAACGACTGCTAACACACTTAATGCTACTTGGGCCACCGGCGGCGCAACTGCAGGATATGGACAAACTGCGGCAGCTAACGTTGCTGTAGGTGGAACTGTTGCCGCAAGTAATTGGGCAGCGTTAGTTTCTAATACTGCTAGTGCAGCCACACATCAAGGTTCAAGTATTAGCTCAGTTGGTGTACCGGTTGTAGGTGGTATTGTTACCTATCTGTCTGCTGTACAACCTAACTTAAATACTATCTATAGTGCTCGTTTAAATGCAGCCTCACAAGGTGGTACAACAGCAAACACTGTAACTATTGGTACAACATGGTCGCAACTTGCAACGTTCACACACACTGTAACTTTTGCTAACGGTAATGCGGCACGTTACTTCTTTAACTCAGGTGGTCAATTAGCAATCACTTGCGCACAATCAGGAGCATCGGGTATTAACTTGTTGTTCAACAACTTATGCAGTAACGTAGGAACTGTAGTTATGTCTGCACCTTCTTCAGGTGCAGTAACAATTGTTGGTACATCATACAACGGTATTACTAAAGTTGGTGGCGGCGGTAGCACACCTACTGTATCTACTAACAGCGGATACTATGCAATGACTACTTCAAATACAACAGTATTCACTCAGACTGCAAGTACAGGCCCATCTGGTTACTTAGCTACATTTATTCGTATGATTGCTAAGTCAAACGGTACTCAAGGTAGCAACGGTGATACAGGTTCTGTCATCACTATCTACACTATTTGGGACGAAGTTCCTGACGGGTTAGTAGTGGCATCCGGTGGTACTACAACACTTACAGTTCGACCTCCCGAAACAACCAATTTAGCTAACAGTTGGGGTACGATTTCGGTCACTGGCACTGTCTCAGTCGTATAATTTTCTCTAGTCTTTGTATCTGTGTAAATACTCGTAGGAGTGTTTATGGATACAAAGACGTTAATCAGCGAGGCCAAAGCCCGCTTCAATCACAATTCAACTAAAGCATATCTCAGGGACAAATACGACGGCAAATTTATTGTCGCTGAACAAGGTGGACTCTGGAAAGCTAACTTAGAAACAATCAATTTTCTCAACGCATCGGATAAAGAAAAGGTCATTTTAATTGACACTTTTAATAACCCTGTACAAGTTGATAGAAAAGAATTGCTATCAATATTGCAAAACACATACGAATCAGTGATGACTGAATGGTATGAAGAATGGTCTGAATTAGAGAAAAAACGATGAGCAGAGGCGTTCTACTCTTTGCATTCAACTCCCCTAAATATGATTATTATGCCATGGCTGTGTATGCGGCAAAGCGTATCAATCATTTCCTAAACCTACCAGTGTCTGTAGTCACTGATGAAGAATCAGCCGCAACAAATACAACATATGAATTTGACAATGTTATCATTGCACCCGCAGACAAAACAAACAAACGAGACAATACTCTTTGGTTAAACAAAGGTAGATATCGTGCATATGAACTAAGTCCATATGACGAAACATTATTATTGGATACAGATTACGTAGTTAACTCAGACAAGTTATTGAAGACATTTGATACAGGTGTTGATTTCTGTTGCCATGACACTACAAGTTTTATGATGCACCCGGGAGTGCCGCAAGAAGTATTGAGTGCTTATAGCTTTGATACATTGTGGGCTACAGTGATAATGTTCAGGAAGACTGAACGGGCAAAACATATCTTTGAATGTCTAGAAATGGTTCAAAAGAACTACAATCATTATGCTAACATTCACAACTTTATTGCAGGTGTTTTCAGAAATGACTATGCACTGACATTAGCGTTACGTATAGCTAACGGGCATAGTACTGATCCATCAGATATTATCCCATGGAACCTAGTTCATGTTGGTAAGAATACTAGCGTATATAAAAACAACGATGACGAGTTCAACACCGAATATACTGTTATGTTTGATAATTGGCAACGTGGTAAGATTCGCAAAGAATACACTACAATAAAAGATTGTGACTTTCACGTAATGAACAAAGATAACTTCATGGAGCTAATCAATGACTAAGGGTTTTGTTATAATGGCTCAAGGAGATGATTACGTCCGTTGCGCTAGTAAGCTAGAAGCAAGTATTAAACGGGTAATGCCTGAGGCTAACGTAACTATCATTACTACCGATATGTTACCCTACGGCGATCAAGCACCTGACACTAATTGGAAGCTTCAAAATGATTGGCAAGTGTACGAAGCTAGCCCGTACGATGAAACTATCAAGTTAGAAGCAGATATGATTATACCACGTAACATTGACCACTGGTGGGATATATTATCTAAGCGTGATATAGTAGTGAATAGCACTATACGTAATTACAAAGGTGTAGTTTCAGATGTAAGAGCTTACCGCAGATTCATAATAGATAACGATTTACCAGATACGTATAACGCAATCACATACTTTAAGAAATCTGAAACAGCTAAACAATTCTTTGAAATAGTTAAAGATGTATTTGAGAATTGGGGTGAGTACAAAGCTATATTAAAATGCAACCCACAAGAATTAGCTACTACTGACTGGGCTTACGCAATAGCATCTCACATTGTAGGTGTTGAAAAGACTCTACTACCTAATTTTACAGAAATGAGTATGATACATATGAAGCAATTCGTTAATGAATTGCCCACAGAAACTTGGACTGATACTCTGTTGTACGAAGTAACAAGTGACTATATCAGAGTGAATACATACCCGCAACTGTACCCGTTTCACTATCATGTGAAATCATTTGCGAATAAACTTTAAGGAATACTAATGGAAGACAGCGAACATTTAATTATTTGGGAAGCTCCAGTGGTTGTTCCACCCGAACTTAGGCTATATTATGATGACACAGGGCACGTAATATGCTATACTTGTGAGAAGCTTGATGGAAACTACATTGTCATTGATGCTTTGACTTTTGCTCAAGGTCGTCCTGACATTAGAGTAGTTGACGGTAGAATCTCAACAGTATCGTCTAACTTAGTAGTTTCTAAATTGATGCCCGACGAACATGAGGGCGTTACTTGTGCATTTGATGATATCAGTATCATCACTAATGACAGTTACACAGGTAAAATACAGAAATGGAAACTAAACACATATGAACTCGGATGATATCATTGACGTAGCTGATTTAGACTGCATCTATCTCAGTTACGATGAACCACAAAAAGAAGAATTTTGGCTCAAGATTAAGAACATGGTGCCTTGGGCAAAACGGGTTGACGGTGTTAAGGGTTCTGACGCGGCTCACAAAGCGGCCGGCGAAGCTTCAGACACTGAACGATTCATTCTTATCGACGGGGACAACATGCCCGATGAAGACTTCTTCAACATTCAACTAGACTTCACCGGTAAAGACGAGAAATTCAAACAAGCACAGTTTCGTTGGAAAGCTGTTAATAGCGTTAACGGGTTGCGTTATGGCAACGGGGGCATGAGTTCTTGGACAAAGACTTATGTGCGTGAAATGAAAACACATGAACACCAGACAGAAGGTGATGAATCACGTATAGCCGATTTCTGCTTAGACAGTAAAGACAATTTGTATTGGGCAATGCATGATTGCTACAGCACAACATATCCAAACATGACACCGTTTCAAGCATGGCGCGCAGGTTTCCGTGAAGGTGTTAAGATGTGTTTGAACAGAGGCAAAGTCCCATCAGTAGATGAATTCAAAGAAACAGTAGCAAGTCGTAACTTAAACAACTTGACCGTCTGGCACAATGTAGGTATGGATGCGGAGAATGGTAATTGGGCAATCTACGGTGCCCGCCTAGGAACGTACTTAACATTACTTACTGATTGGAACGCACATGATGTACAATGGTTCGACAACTATAATGAATTGTGGGAACAATACGGTAACATGGGCCCTACTCACCAAGCAGAAGATATCGGTAAGATTCTTCAAGATAAATTAGGACTACCGATCTGCACACTAGACAAGGAACAAAGCAAGTTCTTCAAACGTCACTACAATGCAGACAAACACAATCTAGGCCCTCTCGTAACAGAGATGGATGTTATTAGAAAAATTGAAGGCTGGTAATGGCAGAACACGATAGAATCAAACAGATTAAGATAAAGATTGAGAACGAAGCTACACCTACGTTCTGCCTTGCCAAATGGCATCATGTAACAATGTATCTGCAATCAGGTGAGACACACAGTTGTTATCACCCTAAACCACATAAGATTCCACTCAGTGAGCTTAAAGATAATCCATCAGCGTTGCACAATACGCAAGAAAAGAAGATGGAACGAAAGATGATGTTAGAAGGTGAAAAGCCTGCAGGATGTCAATATTGCTGGAACATTGAAGCAATGGGTCCGGACTATATAAGTGATAGACATATACGTAACAGTAGCATTTTTACAGAGGAACGTTATGAGCAAACCCTTAAAGGTCCTTGGGATCAAAATATCAATCCTGAATATTTGGAAATCAACTTCGGGAATGAGTGTAATTTTAAGTGTGGATACTGTCACCCCAAATACAGTACACGATTCTTCAACGAGATTAAAGATCACGGTCCTGTCACTACAGTAACGAATCATCGTTGCGACATTGATTGGATGAAGTTGTATCAACGTGAAGAAGAAAACCCCTATGTTGACGCATTTTGGAAATGGTGGCCTGAACTACGCAAGACATTGAATATCATGCGTGTGACCGGGGGAGAACCTACGATGCATACAAGCACATGGAAGCTACTGAAAGAGATTGACAATGATCCTATGCCCTGGTTAGAGTTGAACATCAATAGCAACTTAGGGACAAAGACTGCATTGGTTGAAAAGCTATCAACATCAGTTAAGCAACTATGTGACGATAATAAGATTCGTAGCTTCAAATTATTTACTAGCTTAGATACATGGGGCCCACGTGCTGAGTATATTCGCACAGGTCTTGATTTAGAACTGTGGGAGAAGAACTTTCATACATATCTACAGAACACAGACAGTCCAATCACATTCATGATTACTTTCAATATCTTTAGTGTCACGACATTCAAAGAATTCTTGGGTAAATTCTTAGAATGGCGCAAGCAATATGGATGGTATGAAGACAAAGATTCAGACAAACATCGTATTCGTTTTGACACCCCTTACTTGCGTGATCCTATTCAATATGATATGAACATTCTTCCTAAAGAAGAATTCATGCCCTACATGCATGATGCATTAAAGTTCATGGAAGAACATGTAGACGACAACAAAGCAGAAGCATTCACTACAATTGAGTATGAGAAGTTCAAACGTGTAGTAGATTATATGGCTGAAACAAATTACTCAGATGCTAAATTGATAGAGGGTCGCAGAGATTTCTACAATTGGTTCAATGAATTAGATGAACGCAGAGATGCAGACATGCTATCAGTATTTCCTGAGTATTTAAACTTCTACCGTTTGTGTCAAGAAGTTAATCAATTGAATCCAAAATGATAAAAAAAGTAAAAAAGCTTCCAAAGAAGGCTATACCAAAGAAAGATATATTGACTGAGGGAAAGTCATTCTGTATCATTCCTTGGATTCATTTGCACACTAGTCCTAGTGGTGTAGCCGCACCATGTTGCATATCAGAATCTTGTGCCACAGAAGACGGCGTAGGTAATTCTAGAACACAATCATTGTCAACTATCATTAACAGTGATAAGATGAAACAATTACGTTTAGATATGCTATCTGACGTAAGAAATCCTGAATGTGCTAAATGTCACAATCACGAAGATCAGGGTGTAGTGAGTTTCCGCAAACATGCTAACAGAGACTATGAACAGTTTTTTGGTGAAGCAATGGAAACCACGAACATTGATGGGTCATTGAGTGAGTTTAAAATGCGTTACTTTGATATCCGTTTCAGTAACATTTGTAACTTTAAATGCAGAACGTGCGGATCAGGATTCAGCACACAATGGGAACAAGAAGACTTAAAGAACAACGTTTGGTTCGCTAGAACTATACCTAAGAATGACAACAAAGAGTTCTTATCCGACGTATTGGGTCAGATTGAACACATAGAAACTGCATACTTTGCGGGCGGAGAGCCCTTGATTACAGAAGAACATTATGTTATACTTGAGGAGATGATACGTTCAGGTAGGACAGATATTCAGTTAAGTTACAATACCAATCTTAGCAA